ACCAATCACGACCAATCGTGAGACCCCCCTCCACCCTTTCTCGGCTGGCGAGCGGTATTAGATCCTCGTTCTCTCAATTTTTTTGCCCTCCACTGCGCTTTTTTTACAAAAAGTTTGTTTTTTTGCCCTCCACCCTTTCTCGGCTGGCGAGCGGTATTAGATCCTCCCACTGCGCTTTTTTTTGCCCTCCACTGCGCTTTTTTACAAAAAATTTGTTTTTTTTGCCCTCCACCCTTTCTCGGCTGGCGAGCGGCATTAGATCCTCCCACTGCGCTTTTTTTTGCCCTCCACTGCGCTTTTTTTTTGCCCTCCACCCTTTCTCGGTGGGGGGCGGGTGGTGTTGGGTAGAAAGTTATAATGTCATAAAAAATTGTTATAATGTCATAAAAAATTGTTATAATGTCATAATAATGTCATAAAAAATTGTTATAATGTCATACTTTTCGCGCCTCCGCCCACTACACCTACATGTAGGTAGGGGGTAGGCTGGCGACCATCCCTCATGTGTTCATCCATCCTCCCTTAAGGGTTTTCCCGACCACGCGTCTAACACATCGGCCATGCTCTCGACGGGGCGGCCCAGCAAGTACAGTGGGTCGCCCATCTCCTTTCGCCTTGCGATGATGTACGCGATGGCATCCGCCCACGCCTTGTAGAGCTTTGGGTAACGGGCGAACGCAATCTCACGCGCACGCCGCCCCGCGAGCGGGCAACCCACACACCCGATCCTCGTCCATCCTTCTTTGTAGAGGGGGTTGCCCTCAATACCCCGGCTACGCAAGTAGGATCGCACATCGTCGTCCGACCAATCGATAATGGGGTTAAGCACCCTTACCCCGCGCATGGCGCACTGCTCGAAGAGGCGACGCGAGGAGGCGTCATCCGTGGTGAGCAACCCCGCCGCAGCGGCCGCTTGCTCCCCCGCCGTGTAGCGAGGTGAGCTGGGGGGTGGGGCTGACGCGGTGTACACCATTGCAATACCGCTCTTCGCCCGTCTGCCCGCGCTTTCCGCCCATCTTACGCCCGTCACAATGTAGGGCGCATCTGGCATCCTTCTCTCTTTCAACTCACTGCAGCACACTCGCATCAGCCTCGACGGGACGACCAGCGTTTCCCGCATAATTCGCCACAGGCTACGTTTCGGGACGTTGATGCGGCAGTCGATCCCCTCCTCCCGTAGGCGCGCGAACACGCGTCGGATGTAGTACACGTTGTCAGGCGGATCAGCCGTGGTGAGATTGTGGGTAACTCTAAAGGGGACACCGCTTTCCTTCGCAAGTTGTAGGATAGCATCGCTGTCTTTCCCGCCGCTATATCGCACGACGATCGGCATGTCGAACAGGCGTTCTGCCTCTTTCGCCGCCCATCTGAATCTCTCGTGGGCGACTTCCACTTTCTTCTCTTGTTCTGGGGTAAGCATATCTTTTTTTCTCCTCTCTTTCGTCGCGGGGCGCGCCTACATGTAGGCACGCACCAGCTTCTCCACTTTCTCGTTCATCTTTTCCACTTCTCGGCGATCGTCTCGCGCACAGACTCGCCCCATCTGACGGCATCGCCTCGGCGCAACTCGTCCAAAACATCGCCGATTAGTCCAAACTCTACGCATGGTAGTCCGTAGTTCTCTATCATTCGTCTTCTCCTTTTTAATCAATCGTCATTCTGCAGTTAATAAGGTCAAGGACATTTGATACCATGAATTACTTCTTTGTCACCATACAAGATATCCAGTTCGTTAGAATAATAACCATTCTGTTCAGAGTAACATGGGACGAAGAACATTTTTATTGGCGGGTTGCCGAATCTGAAACCATATTCGCATGATTCAAACACAAGGGGTTCACTGAAATCAACTTCACTAGCTAAAGAGTCAAGCTGCTTAAAATCAGCATAATTGTTCTCGCAACAATCCTGATCGTGATCAAATTCAATGGCCTTGCCATTGTCGAACTCGATGGCATATTCAGTGATTTTTAAAATTCGCATAAGTTGTCTCCTAGTTGTTCCGCCTGTCACCGCACCGAACGCACTCTACCTTGTGAGGTGACATCCACCAATGTGTCGAAAAAGAAATTGTATTGGGCACCGACCAGAGCCATCCACCACAAGTCTTCTGGTGGCTGGTCGTAGATGGCCTCATCTCCCTTCCTATCCCGTCGTCGCAGTCGTCGCAACACTTCGGCGACCGTGGGGCTCGGTAGGTAACGGTGCAACGTCACTCTCCATCGCCGACAAATGCGGTTGAGCACGGCGACCATGCCATCTGCCAACTCTTCCAGCCGCCCTCTCTCGACCGCATCCTCCTCCACAGCGGCGAGGGCGCGTGTGAATGGAACGCATCCGAGCGGGCTGAAGTCCGTCCAAATCGTTTTGTCTCCCAAGACGGCGGCACCTCCCGCCGCCTCGTACATATCCGCCTCACGCGTCCACGCCGCTACATACGTGTCGAACAACGCGCGTTGTGTCTCGGAGTGGGTAGCCGTGGGGCAAAATGGCGTGGTCGGCTCGCGGAGCACGTCCACTTCGCGCAAGTCGAGTACTTGCGCCACATCCGTGAGCATAGACGACTTGCCCGAGCAGAACATCCCCTCTATCACTTTGAACTCCAACATGCGGACCTCCGCTATACTCCCAAGAAGCAATCGATCGGGCTGTACATGCGTCCCGCCTGAATGTAGTCGTAAAGGGCACAGGCGGTAGCCTTAATCTCCACCATGCTCTTCGGCTCTCCCCACGGCAGACGGATGAGGCGGGTGTATTGTCCCAACCCAGTGAGTAGGCGTTCGTATTCCAGTTGTAGCGCCGTGAGGTAGTCGGCTGTGATGGCACACTCGCATTTTCGACCCTCTTTTTCTTCCATCCGCTTGACAATGCGCTTAATTTGCACATCTATCGGAGTGTCGAGGTATACGACTGCTGTAGGGTAAAGCGCGAAGCGCGTCATGTTGGTGAATAGGTCGAAGTACGTGTTCGCATCGACCTGCCGCATCGTCCCATCTTTCACCAGCTTTGAGACAAAGCACGAATCCGAGAAAATCGAGCTGTCTTGCACCACGTTGCGCCCCGCTATCGCGCGATCTTGAGCAATCAACTGCTGCTCAAAACGCTTGTTGAGAAGAAAGATTTGCATTGCGAAGGCGTTTTGTTCGGGATTGGTGTAGTAGTCTGCCAAGTAGGGATTGGTGACGGAGGCGGGCTCGCGCAACACCTCACAATCGTCCCACACCTCGCCGATGGCATTCGCCAGCGTGCTCTTGCCAGCGCCGATGCCGCCAAGCACACACACATGCACACCGTGTGTCTTTCTTTGCGTTGGAAATGTTTCGTTCTTCATGGTCATGGTCGTCTTTTCCTTTGTTAATTGCTAAAGCGTTGCCACACAAGCGGCGAGCCGTATTCAATCGACGTGATGTAAAACGGGGGAACAGCGTCGGTTTGGCTATACTTCTGTTGCACGAGTATGTGCCATGAGTGCGGTATATAGCACATTAACGCTCCTCTGTGTCGTAAATCGTACAAAAGATCCGACACTTTTTTCCAATGGTGGTAGGTCTTCGGCGAGAAGTAAATCTGCTCTTTGATGGGGAGTTGGATGGGGTAGGCGCCACTCGGCGTGTAGGGGCAAGGTCGGCGCCCGTCGCACAGTCTCTCCAGACGGGCGGGCGCGAATGCATTTAGCCACACTTTCCATCCGGCATCATCCAACTTCACCCACGTCTTACCCGCAGGCGGTGGCAAGGCTTCACCGCAATACGGGCACTGTTTCAGACGAGGCGACACGAGTCGGTCGCACTGGAGGCACGTTGTGAGCACCGCGACGCCCTCCACAGACGCGGCGCCCTCTTTATCACGCTTCTCGTGGGTTGCGAGTATGATATCCTCATCCAGACCAAATCGGACGACATTATCCGACATGTCGTATATTGTCCCACCGCGACGGAGCCGCCCGATTATCTGCATGTAGGTGTGTGCTTCACCCACCCGTCTCGCCAACACCACCGTGTCAATATCGGGATCGTCCCATCCTGTGGTGAGTGTCTGAATGCAAGACAGCCTGCCTGCGTCCGTATCCTTGAAGTGTCTTTCCTCGGCGGGCGTCTCGGCAGTGATGAGACGACCCATCCAGGGCTCCCAATCCTCCTTTTTGGCTATGTAGGTGACGGCGTGTGCTGCTGTCGGTAGGGCGGGCGCACCATCGGCGCAAATAACCGCACTCACGGGCGGGGCTAGCCATTGTCCCTCGCGCAAGTAGTAGTACGGAATTTGCACGATGATGCGTTTCTTCAAAAAGGGGTGGGCGGGCGTCGCCGTGAAACCGACAACTCGACTCCACGCCCAATTTTTCCACACCCAATCACCCCAAACGCCGCCGCCGTTGGCGGTGGGGACGTAGTGATGCACTTCGTCTACGATGAGACGTGTGGCGGGCGCATCGTGGCGTTCGGCAATATCGGCTAGTGCGGAGGGGTGTACACAGCGCAACCCATATTTCTCTGAGGATAATTGGCGGCTAACCGATAGTTCCGCCACAACGATGATGACGTTGTGGCCCGCCTTCTGCCATCTATCCGCCAACTCTTTGATGATGAGGCTTTTGCCCGATCCCGTGGGGGCGACCACTACGCCAGAGCGGTCCGCCTGCTCCACAACATCGACGCAACGTCGTTGGTAATCTCTCAGTTCCATATTATCCTCCACATCCGCATTTCTCACGCCACCAGTCTTGGCATCTCACCCGATACCGCTTGTAGACCCAGTTACCATCCATATCTTTGGGGTTGTTGTCCCACTTCGTAATATCGTGTTTGTCTGGGTCGTAGTAATCAATCCAAGTCGGCGTAACAGCTATCTCGCCCCGCCACGCCTCCGGAACACTGTCTTTCGCGCCGTATGACACCGTTTTATCGTCGAGAAGAATGGGGGCGCAGCAAGGCCGCCACGGCTTCGGTCGCAACGGGCGCGGGCAATCGCCAACAAGGTTGGTGAGCCATCTCGCCCCTGGGACTTGAAACATCTTCTCGCCAGACTCGTTGTATTTGTAGTGCGTGCTGGGGTAATAATTCTCGTAGTAGGCTGGAATGGAGAACCATTTGCACGTGGGCACGAACGATCGGATCCGTTTTTCAATCCAATCTCGCTCCAACCCCTTTGTGCACAGCGTGTTGAGATTGGAGAGCACGACGAAGGACAACCCATCGTCAACCCGTAGCCACTTGTAAAAGGCGCGGAATAAAGAAAAAGGCGGGTTCGTTATCACGACATCTGCCCACTCTCGATCGCGCCAGTGGGCTTCATAACCACCATCTTCCTCGCCGCTAAATCGCACTTCGTAGTCGTGGTCGAGTGCCCAGTTCACAAACGCGCTTTTACCTGTATCGCACGGGCAATACACGCGTTTGAAGGATGGGATGTTGAGCAACCACGCTAACCCCTCGTCCACGGTGCATCGCTGTGTGTAGAAGTCATCTCGCTTATTCTTACGCGCTTTGTTCAAATCACTTTTTCGCATCGGTCTCTCCTATGTGGCGGGGTTTCCCCCGCCTCACAATGGCTATTTCGGGACGTCAATATGGAACATGTCTACCAACGCGTCGTGTGTCTCGACAATCATGTTGGAGATGTCGATAAGATGCGTGGCGAGGTTGGTGTTCGGGAGTATGGTGTCGTCGGCGCTTGTCACGAAGGCATCGCCTCCAGCCAAGTCGTTCAAATCACCCATGTCCATCGCCGCCCCATCGAGTGCTCCGTTGATTTCCCGCAACATGTCACAAATGCGAATGACGGTGTGTTTCAAAAATGCTCGTTTTTCCATGATTTACCTCTCTTCTCTAGGTAGTTCGCCCATGTCTAGTTTAATTAAGCGGCGGACGGTATGGACGAGACCTTCTGCCTCTTTTGTCGTACCTTTTCGTTGCAGGTTTGTCCCGCCTCGATTATAGGCTCGAACTAAGTCAAATCCTGAAAATCGTTTCGATAAGTGTTTTAGGTATCCGATGGCGGCTTCCGTGGCGCAGTCTAGGTTGTGCGGATCTTCGCAGCCGTAGACACGCGCTGTGTAAGGCATCAACTGCCAATATCCTTGTGCGCCTTTGTCACTCTCAGCCTCATCCCGACACCCACTTTCAGCCACCATGAGGTAGTAAAGCCATGTCGGGAGACCGTTTTCAGCGAGTCTTGCCTGCACATCCGCTTTGTACGGCTCGCATCTCTCAAGCCGCCCATCTGCGTAGGCGGGTTGCCCCGCCAACAAGAGTAACACCACGGTTGCCAGTAGTGTGATGTATCGCACTATCGCTCACCCTTTATGTATGCGGTGAGGCGCGAGATCGCATCTTCGAGGCAAGCCCCGTGCGCCCAAATGTAGGACGACTCATCTCTTCGGCACAGCACTTCGACGCCAGGCATCTCCGTCGTACTCGTTCGCACCTCCACAGTGTATCCCGCTTGGAGTGCCGCCTTTATCATTTCCATTGCGCCCTCTCAATCTTCAACGTGTGTCCGCCCTTTAGGTAGACCTTTACATGATCCCCTGGGTGAAATTTGATGTACTCGTCCTTACTAACGCCGATAGCCGTGATGAGCATGTTGAGTAGGGATGTCGGGTAAATGTAGACGAGATCGCCAGAACGACCGCTGTAAACACTTTTGACGACGGCGAACGCCGATGGATCTTCGAGCGGTTCTTTGACGACGCCGAGCCCCTTTGTCGTGAGTGTCGCCACACCGACGTTCTCATATCCGACAAGATGGCGTTCGACCGTGGCTGGCGTGAGGGGGATGAAGCCGAGCTGCCGCATGACGCTCAACATGTTCTCGACCGTACCGAACTCCTTGTCGCGGGCGTACATGCGGATGGCGACAAACTTGTTGTCACTCACGACGCCGAACACGTCGCCATTAAAGGCGGGTAGGATTTGAGGCGGCAAACCGTGGCGCACACCTCTGATCGGAGTCGTGAGATGACCCGCGTCGTACGTCACTGTGCGGATTTCGCCGCACGGGTACCACATCTCTACACCTCTCTCGTCCGTCTCTTTGCGTGACACTTTGGGTGACACTTTGTCTTCCACTGTGATCTTTTGGAGTTCAATTTCTGTTACTCGCTCGCCGATCACTTCATTCGAATCTTTTTTCTTTTTCGCCATGACGATTCCTCTTGAATTTAAGCGCGTATGCGTGTATTGGGACAATCCCCCGTGCACGCATGGTGCGTGTTCTTAGCCCCGCGATTGCCCATGCGGGGTTTTTTTCTTTAGTCATTCCAAATGCGTCTCGGTCGGTTTCTTTGGGTTGCCGACTCTGCCGTCCGCAAACTTGCATAACGTCTTGAAGTAGCGTTCATCCAACTTTCGGAATTGATCTCTGTAATACTCCGCTGAGTCGTACACCTTTTGTTGGTATTGCGTTTGAAGCACTTGTAGTTGCTGAGCCCAATCTTTCTCCGACGCCCACCATCGTTCCATCGTCACAGCCAGTGTCTTTGCCATCTCGTCGATGAGGTCTTTTCTCAATTCCTCGGGTGACGCGTATTCTTCAAAGTGGCGGCCCAAGAGGTGTATCCGCACGACTTCCATCGCACTCTTGAATCCGTACTCATAGGCGTTCAACCTCGTTTCCACAATTTTGTCTACTTTACAATCGTCGTTCATGTCTGCATTCCTTACGTTGTTGTCGTTGTTGGTGAGAGAGGCGGGAGCCATTCCCGTCCCTCGATGCGTACTTTTTACAAAGATTTTGTAAAGTTGTCAACGGAAAAGTGAAAAAAAAATCGCATGTCGCGAAAACATGCGATTTAAGCCACTTTTAGCGGCTTTTGGTGGGGTATTAGTCCCACGGGCAAGCACCGGCTTTGGGTGCTAATTTCGGTTCAAACTTGAAGCCGCACGCGCCTACCTCTGCCTCATTGGCTTGGAGTTGGTCGAGCGTCGTTCGGGCTCGAATAGCTTTGCAGCACAATTTCACACCCCAATCTGTGTTCATCGTCCAGACGTAGGCGAAAAGCTGAATATCGGCATGGTGAATCGTCTTACCCTCAAAGTTGGCGATTTTGTCGCCGTATTGGTCGTAGAGAACGAACGGTTGTTTGCTGTCGATGTTGACGTTGAGTGTTTCCCCGTCTTTGGACAAGTACTTTTCAATCGAGAACGGTGTGCGGGGATCTTGTTTGTACTTACCAATCGCCAACTTGTTCGCTTTGGCGTAAGCGACGGAATCGATGACCTCTTGTTTCAACGCCTTAATGTTCTGCTCCGTGGCGGGAATGCGGGCTAAGAACTTGTAGCACTCTTTGCCGTACATCTTGTCCACGTGCAACGTGTGTAGAGAGCAGTAATCCAAACGAATGTCTTCAAATAGTTGCATGTTTACCTCCTAAATAGGCAATTATGACGCGCGTGGCGTCGCTTAGACAATTGGCCGTAGCTACCATATAGCCACGGTCACGGAGTTGCTTTAAGACCTTTTTTTGATCGGGACTTAAGCCACGCGCGACATCTATATCGGGCGCTTTTAACTCCAAAAACAAACCGTGATATGAGCCCTTTGGAATGGGCATAAACAAATCGGGGTACCCTCGTCTGACGCCGAGGGATTTAACCTTGCGCATTGACGCTTGTGAAATCAATCCGTTAGGAATGTGCATCAGCTCGTTTGGCTTGGCGTCGTATGCGGTGCATACCATATCCCACCATAGTAGCAGTTGGTGTTGCAATCTGTCTTCTGATACTCTAGCCATTCGCCATCGTCCCCGTTCACACTGGCTTTGCCGATATAACATCGTCGATTGCCGCGCGTAGTTTCTTGCGCGTGTCGAAATCTGAGTGCGCATACCGCAAAGCGATAGTTTCAGGAAAGTAGATCCGCCATCGGTATGTCGACTTGCCCATATATACACGAACAGCCGACGGTGAGCAAGCATAATCGTGCGCCCAGGGTTCAATTTCTAGTCCGAAGAACTTGTAAACGGTATCGATCACTTTGTTCTTCATATCGTTGAATTGTTGGTGCGTCATTTGCGCAGTCAATTTCATTGCCGTCTGGTAGCGTAGCAATATAATGATTGGGTACCAATCTACACTCGGGTATTTCATGCGTTCATTTCCTCTTTAACAACGTCTAATGCATACGAGCGAATCTCATATCTTCGCTCTTTCGGCAACGCCTCATACGGGGCTTTCAATTCATCTGGCAGCACAATCTCCCATTGGTCTTTACCTCGTAGCTTCGCGAGATTGCGCGTCACCGATAAGTCATATTTCACACGGGACGCCCACGCGTCCATATCCACATCCACACCTAACGCCGCCGCTATCTTCTCACACGATCGAACACGAACGCGGTTGTATGTGCGTCTGTTGGATACGGCGATGGCTTGGGCGAGGTCTGGACCGATGATAAATCTAATTCGAAGAGACATCTCATATCCTCCTTTTTCTCTTGGAACGGTTGGGCTAACGTGCGCACTTTCTGCGCATAGAAGTCTTTATCTAAAAGCTGGAGTAGAAGTGCGCTGTCGTATGTGGAGAGATCGTCTGGCAACTCGACCGCGCATGTTGGGAAGTCCGACACTTTCTGCGTGTTACTCTTATCTTTCGAGGACCGCATCTTTACGTAGTTGACAAATCGCACACCTGCGAGCTTGGCCAACTTCCCGTTCGGTTTGGCGGCGATACATCTGATGCAACGACTCTCCGTACATTCCCCACTCAACGTGTCGTACAGGTATGGGAACGTGTCTGTCGTTTTGATGAGAATGAGATAATCTCGAATATCGTTGATATCTTGCATGATTTCGAGCGGGTCGCACTTTCTCACGACGGACAGCGGTAATGCCTTTTTACACACCGCTTTGTCGTTGAAGTAATCTCGATTGAGCGAGAAGCTCGCCCCCTTGACCGTGACGCCTTCTTCATCCACCATGTAGTAGTTGTTGACGTTGAGTTGCACCAGCTCCTGCACCTCGTGCGACGACACCTCGTACTTGTATAGCACGCACCACTCATCGACGATGCGGCGAAACGTTGCTTCCTCACCCGCCTTTACCTCGGCCATAACACCATCGGTGTTGACCTGAACAATGCGGAAGTGTTTGGATAGTTGATAAGCGAGGTCTGTGACGGATAGTTGCCCGTTTATGGTGATGGAGTTGTTCGACCATTCCGAACGGAACACAGCGAACTTGTCTTTGAGCATACCCGTCAAAGATGCGATGAGACGCTTGGCGGCTTGGCTTTTCAGTTTCTCACCCTGCTTTTTGTAGGTGAGGCGGGAGTGGTAAAGAAATTCGTATAGACCGCGCGCGTGTGCCGTAAAGGTGTACGGATAGAAGTCGTGCTTGATCATCAGTGTGGGGTACATGGATGACACGTCGGCGTACAGAATCTTAACGTCGTCTGGCTTGACGTAACCCTCGATCGCCCCGTGTGCGCCGCCCCAACCCAACGCAACATCCAATCCGTCGAGTAGTCGTACCGTCGGCGTCTCTTTGTTGTAGAACTCCTCTTTGGAGCTTAATTCGTCACCCTTCTCTACGATGCTATGATAAAACGCGTATGCCTCGCCGATGCCTTCGCGGGTTGTGTAATCGATGGCGAATTTGATTGTAGTGCGGGCGTCATCTTTCGACGATCGCCCATTTGTACACATTGCGGAAAAGATGTTGCGGGCGAGCGCGGCACTACGGTAGCACACTACGCGGCGGGGGTCGTCGAAGCTAATCCCGTACTCTTGCAAGACGGGCACACGTGCGCATGCCGCCTCGTAGTACCCAAATTCATTGGTGAACACGTCGCGGGTGTAGTAAACGTCCTGTTCGCAGTAGCCGACAATCTCTTCGACCTCGGCGGGCGTGTACTCTCGTTCATCTTTGAATGAATAGGGGCTGTCGTATGTCGTGTGACCGTATGACCCGCAGAACATCTTGAGGGAGCGCATACCCGCTTCGATGGGGTCGTATACGTCGTATGAGCGGAAGCGGTTAATCCGAACGGGAATCCCGTCGTTGATGAGTGCGTCTGAGATCTCTCGCACGTCCGCAGCCGTGCATTCGCCGTTGACACCGAGGATAAAATTGATGATATGGTCGTCGTATGCGTTGGAGTTGTAGCCGATGAAAAGCGCGTCGCCATTCGCCCGCACGTACTCATACGCATCGCGTGGGGATGTGAACGATTGCATCTCGCCCGTCTCCAGCGACAACGCGGATAGGACGAATAGGCTCGGATAACACTCCAAGTCGAAGATGATTTTTTTCTCAAATAAGTCTGCCATAAGTTTGCCCATTTTTGGTATGATGGTGTACGATTCGCCTAGTACACTTAGGTGGGACGCCCATCGCCCCCGTTACGGTGTATATTTACAAACATTTTGCAAAGAAGTCAAAGGAAAATTGCAAAATCGTTGAAAAAAAAAGAGAGGAGACAAATTGATGGACACGAACACAACAATCGATGCTACTGCTACCACACCAGCCGCCACCGAGGCCGCACCCGTTGCCGAGCCGTCCGCCCCGACGCCTGCGGTCGAGCCTGCGCCGACACCAGCCCAAGCGCCAGAGAAAGATAAGGAGTACGAAAAACTCCAACGTGAGTTGGCGGATATGCGGGCAGAGTTGGAACGCGCCAAGATACGAAGCGGGCTCGCGGAACGAAAATTGTATCCGCATGACATGGCGTTGGTGGAACGTTTGATTTTAGAGCAAGGTGGGAGTATTGAAGATGCGATTGCCAACATTTACGGCACTCGCCCGTATTTGTTCAAGGTGACGACTGTCGCTCCGTCTAAGAGCTCGACTTCATCGAGTGCGGATGACAAAGCGGCAAATGAACGTTTTTTGAATGCGGTTGTCGCGCGGATTTGCCGTGACAACGTTTCTCTCAAGTAGGAGATCGAACATGAAAAGTAAAGTAGTGCTTCATGGTAATCCGTATTTCTTGCAGGATTCTCATTACACCGCGATGACGATGGCCATCGAAACGAATAGCGCACTCGCCGTTGATGAAGATGGTGAAAAGATCCTCAAAGCTGGTACTGTTTACCCCTCGAATGACGCGTCGGCTCTCGGTGTCGTCTTGAAAGATGTTATCTTAGATGCCGAAAAGGAACGTTTCACCACGTTCTCGCTCATCACGCATGGTCACATCGACGAAGACTTGTTGCCCGCAAAAGTGGACACCGCCGCCAAAACGGCTCTCAACAACATCGTTTTCTCGTCCGAACGTCCATCGTCTGGCGTCCCTGCCGAGATGTTCGTACTCGCTCAGCCCGCCGCTCCCACCGTTCTCACGGTCGGCAAATTGGCAAAAGGCGCAACGATTGCTGGGGAAATCAAACTTGAAACGGGCTTCACCTTCGACCACGCCCTCGTCCCTGCGGATGTTTGCGTCGTCGCTGCGGATTTGCCGATCATTTGCTCGGCGGTCGATAGTGCATCGAACAGTGTCACGTTCACCGTTACGCGCGACGTGTTCGTTAATGCGGGTTCGCGTGTCGGTGTCGTTTTGAATGCGGGTAGCATCAAGGAAACGCCGTTCTCGACGAACATGGTCATCGTGGCAAAAACCGCTTAATAGGAGGCATATATCATGGCAATGCTCATTTCCAAGTATTGGAATCCAACAAATCTTCTTTCGATTTGGTCGCGTGTTCGCGCATCCAATTTCCCCAAACCCTTGTCGCCCCTTTTCCCGTACAAACGCACGGTTGAGGACAAAATCAAATCCATCAAGGGTTACAAAAACTCGAACGTCATCTTGAATGTCTGCGACCCCGACAGTAAAGCGACAATCCGTGGGTCGAGAAAACTGACGATTCAAGAATATGAGATCCCCGAGTTCCGCGAAGGTATCATCCTTTACAATAGCGAGGTTCGCGAAATATCCCGCTACATTGAGGATTACGGTGCATCGCCTGAAAGTCTCGCTGTCTTGGATCAAAAGTATCGAGAATATCTTGAGTTGATGAACGGTATCGCCACCAACGCCGAGTTCTTCCGCGCTCAGTTACTCCAATATGCGAAATTCCAATTCCGCAATCGCGTGGACGACGGCACGTTCGCAATGGTCGAAGCCAATTTCGATGTTGACCGCGAATGGGAAAATCACAACGTTGTTCAAGGTATGGCCAATCTTACTGACCCCGCGAGCGACGCACTGGCAGACATCAACAATCTCATCGACCAGTTCTACATCCAGAACGATGGTGAGGTGATGGGTACGCTCATTATGAACACCTACACGTGGAACTTGCTCAAACGCAACGACAAACTCGGCGAATGGCTTTTCAACATGCGTCGTGTCGATCCGCGCGATTACTTCAACACGCTCGGTGTCAACATCATGATCGACAACACGTCATTCCAGACGCAGTTGGCGGATACCACGCCGAAGCAGAAGTACATCGAAGATGGCAACATCTGCATCGTCCCGAATCAGCGTCTCGGGCACATCGTTTGCTCGGAATCCGATTTGTTCCGCGATATGCTCCGCAACAAATCGCAACGTCCCGACATTGGATACGACGACGAAACGGGCGCCGTTGTCCGTTGCGTCGAGTACAGCGACCCCGACAAGATTAAGACCACGATCGAGGCACACATCTTCCCTGCATTCGATACGGGTATGATGGAAAAATGCTGTGTGTTGCGCGGCAAGTTGAACGCGTAGCGTCGAGGCTTTGGATGGTGGGTCGCGCAGTCCACGGTGTGCGTGCTCTTCTCGCCCGCTATCCATCACCCGTAGCGTGGGGCGGGTACAAAAAAAGCGGGATTTCTCACGAAGTCCCGCTTCTTCACCAACTTATTCTAATAAGGAAAAAATATGATCTGTGAAACAGTCACATATTCATCACACATTGAACAACAAGTCTTTGCGCCAGTGTGAGGGCGACCTTCGAGCGGAAAACGACAATGGCAACAAACCGCTCTTATCGGTTAGACGAGTGCGTCTATAACAGAGGCACACACCGCTGTCAAGAAAAAAAAGAGGAGGCGTACAAATGTTAGATCCGAAGCCCGTTCCCAACTTTATTCCGCCCATCGACATTGGAAAAGAGCCGCCCGATACCGACATGGAAACAAAGGTGCGCTACGTCTACGAGCTTGTAGGCGACAAGCAGACTTTCAGCCACACCAAAGTGCTCATCACCTTGCACGAGGCGGCGTCGCTCATTCTCAGCTACACCAATCGCACGCAGTTGCCCAAAGAGTTGGACTGGATGCAAGTGCGTATTGCCGCAGACTTGTTGCTCTACCGCACGCCTGACGTAGACAGAGATGGTGGTCCGAACGCCGACCCGTTGATGGACAACCTCAAGCGCATACGCCAAGACGATGTGGAGTTTGAGGCTCAAGACAAAGATGATACCTACGTGCTCTCGATGGACAAGAATAACGCCAATGTGGAGTTCCTAAAGGATTATGCCCTATTGCTGCAAATGTGGCGGTTAATGCCGCGAGGGGGACGCCGTGGACACTGTTAAATGGAATCTGTATGCCGATAGGCTCAAGCGCGTCTTCGACGATTTGATAACGTGCGACATCTGGCGTTCCGTCAAGGGTGTTGACCACGTGGGCGGCGACACTGAGCGATACGAGAAGTTGCATGAGGGGGTAGAATGCCAAGTGTCGCATCACCCCATCCCAAAGGAAAGTCTCACGGGCACCCCAGGCTACACGCATTTATCCTCGACATTACGCGTCCACATGCACCCCGAGGCGGATGTGCGTGATGGAGACATCCTCGTTCTGCACATGCGTCCAGAACGACAAGTCGTTGTTTCTCGCACAGCCTGCTATACCACACACACCCGACTTGAGGTCGCCCCCGTGGACAATATGGTGTAAGAGGGCGATTGTATCAGTCGAATTAACTTAAAAGTTATTTAATTTTTTAGAGATTTTGGCTCATTGTATCAAATGTAGCACTCGAATTAACTTAAAAGTTATTTAATTTTTTAGAGACTTTTCGCATTGTATCAAATGTAGCACTCGAATTAACTTAAAAGTTATTTAATTTTTTAGAGACAATTTCGTCACTTTCCAATTCAAAATGGAACCGATTTCGTCATTGTATCAAATGTAACATCGAGTAAAAAACGCACTTTTTTCATCCTCAATTTTTTGTATCATTTGTGTCAAGAGAATTAACTTAAAAGTTATTTAATTTTTTAGAGGTAAAGTCTCTAAAAAATTAAAATGATTTATAGTTTATTGAGACAACGCCTATTTATATTTTTTACACAAAACCAGCCTGTGGTGCGGGTTTGCGGGGCGTCGGTGCCGTTTTTACAAAGATTTTGTAAAAATCGACTTCAAACTTTCTCACGGAAAATGTTTTTCTATTTTTGTTTTTTGCATTTTAGATTTTTTTCGCGTGTAAAAGGTTTTGAGAAGTGTTTTTTAGAATTGGGGATCACCCTACCGTCAAATTTGGGGCGACCTGATACAAAACTTGGGAACTTGCGACTATCCCCATTTTGTTATACAGTGAGTTGGTGTGGAGGTGAGGTCTGAGATGAGAACGATCGGCGTCAAAGGTGTAAGCATCGGAACGGGGGCAACCGCAAATGCCAACCGCCCCCACGCTATAGGGGTGAGATACAAGAATGAGCGGTATGACTACGTTCGCGCGTATCGGGAATTTACAATCACCGATCACATTGCGCTTGATGCAATTCGCAACAACTCCGCAACCGCCGTACAACGCCGTATAGCCGTCAAACGACGTAGCATAAGGGGTATAGCTGGCAAAGACGCCGCGACGAATCTGAAGCGGCTTGAGGGCTATTTGGAGCGTATTTTCCAACAGGGTTTCTTGAGCGGGTTGGCGAGGTATGCACCCAACAATTCGGGCAACCTCCGAAACGCTGGTATGTTTCGACTTGTAGTAAGGGTCACACCGATCGGGCGTAGCTACTCCCTTGAGAAGCCATCAAAGGCGTACACGACGGAGAAATTCCGCGTCGCCCTTGTTATTACACCTAACCCCGACGCACGCGGCGCATCGGCGAAAGATGCCTATTACACGCGCCTTGTCGAGGGGTATGAACCCATCCGAGGGTTGTGGACGAGGTATCCCGACGGGGTGTTGCGCCGCGTTGAATACGAGAAGCGTCGAAAGCGGTATTATGTTAAGAAGCGACTCAAGACCCGCGCCTTTCAGTTCAACCGCTATCGAGACGGCACGGTCATCGAGGTGCCGGCGGGTAGCGTCTTCACCATCGGTGAGAATAAGAGATCGACACGTCCCGCCCAACCGAACAATTTCCTCGATCTCGCAGGCAAAGAGGGTTTGCGTAGGGTAGAACGCTATCTCGACGCACACGGGTACTTCACCATGCGTGTAAACCCGAACAACCCACGCCGCATCCAAGAATCTCGTCTCGCAGGCAAAGCGGAAATGAGGGCGATCCACATGGCGCCGATCCTATCCTACAAACATGAACTCGAGTACAACATTAAGTACGAGTGGAAGTTCGACGACCCATACGAGGAGTACATCGAGCGAGAGGCGCTAGAGGATGATATCCGCAACTATAAGAGCATAAAATCGTATCGTCAGTTAGTCGCCACGATAGAATACGATCGCGAGCGGCGGTTAGCGACCCAGATTCACGGCGACGATGGAGATGAGCCGTCAACCCCATTCTAACGCGCGAGGCGAGAGGAGATAGAGAGATGATTGAAGAGGAATTGGCGATTTACATAGCCGCCATACGCGCGGCATTCCCCAACACACCCATTTACACCGAGAGGGTTGTGCAAGATGCCATAAAAGAGGGTTTCTATTTCGAAGAGGTATCGGCTCAATCGCAGCGCGAGCAACCCGACACTTTCATCGATATTACGACCTACAAACTTTACTTTTATCCGTCATTAGACGATATTAGCACTGTGCAAGCGCGACTTCGCGATGTTCGTCGTTGGATGGAGATCGATTTGCAATGGTTGCCGTTTGTGCGCGATTTCGAGTATACACAACGTCAGGATTATTTGGTCACTACGTTCCGATTGTGGCGGCATTATCGCCTCGTAGACGATGGGAAGCCTTTGATGGGTACGTTGACCGTGAAACCGTAACACTGTCTTTTCTTTGAATGGAGGATATTATGGCAGGTGGGAGTTTTTCCAGCATGAATAAGGTCATCCCTGGTATCTACTACAAGATAAGCAAGCAGGCAGTCCAACAGCCGCTTCTTACCGCCAGTGGCGTCTTGTTGTGGATTGGGGAACGTACATGGGGCGATGCGGTTGAGCGCATTTCCCTCGACGATTACAGCAAAGATGTTTGCTATCGCAAGACGGGTTTGTCCAACACAAGTAAGCGGATGGAATTGTTCGCTCAATCGTGTCAGGAGTTGATCGCCTACGACCCGCGTGAAGGCCGCGCAAAAGCGTCCGCCACCGCGTTTGGTGGTAAAGTAACCCTCACTGCCGCGAAGCCCGGTTCGCTCGGCAATAGCATTTCCGTCGTCATTATCGATTACTCGGCGGATGTAGCCGAAGTCCGCACGTCGGTGGATGGCGTCGTCCAACACCGCCAACGTGTCAAGAAATTGGGCGAGCTGGTGAGTAACGCTTGGGTCGTCTTTGGGGTAGAAGCGGCCAATGCGGATGTGTCGGCTCACAGCGATTTCGGGACTGTCAACCTCACAGGCGGTTCGGATGGTACGGCGGCTGGCGGTGCGGTCGGCGCAGGCACGAAAGCGACAGGCACGTTGTGGGGATGGGGCCCGATTACAGCCACACCAGATGGAGCGGCAGGCAACAAGGTCGCCGTCAAAGCGGAAGGACAGTTCGATAGCAGTTACTCCATTTCCGCTACGTTGGATAGCACGGCAGGCGCGCCCGTTTGGGAAGATATCATCTGGATCGATAAGGTAGGATTAACGTGGGCGGATCAAGGCCCTATCACTTTAGCGAAGGTTCGGAGCAACAAGTTCTTCACGTTGGATGCGGATCCTAGCGGTTCGGCACCCTGTGTTCCGGTCTCCCTCAGCGGCCCGCAACAATTCTCCCTCGCAGGCGGTGTAGATGGTGCGGGCGGCGGTGCCATCGATCTCTCGCCCGTCGAAGACGAGTACTTCAACGTCGTCGTGACGGATGATCAATCGCCCGAAATGCGCCAACAAATCTCTGCGTGGATTGCCGACCGTTGCGACAAGCGTGGACGTTACGCCCGTTGCCTCTTCGTTGACAAGAATGCGTTGCCCGACAGTGCCCCCGACAACATGTACCTCTCGCTCTGCGTCAACTCGGTGGATGGGGATGATTCCCTCACGGCCTTCGCTCTCGCATGCGTCGAAGCGGGCGCGAGCTGGAATGAATCCACCACGATGAGCACGTTTGGGCTCGACGGCGCGTTGGATGAGGCGTTGTCCGACGAGGATCTTGAGACGGCAATCGAGAGCGGCATTATGGCCATTATGAAGCGCATAGACGGCGCGTTGTGCATCTGCAAAGACATCAACACCCGTGCGACAAATAGCTCCATTCCCGCCCAACTTGGTAAGAACAGGGCCGTTCGCCTTGTCGAAACGTTGCGCAACACACTTCGCTCTTTGTGGGAAACCCAATACGCGGGCAAAGTCCACAACGACGAGACGGGGCGTCTGCTTTGGAAATCGAAGGTGTGCGAGGTCTTGAACGAATTTGTGGCGGGTCATGGTATCGAGCAATACGAATCGGACGACATCATCGTGGCGGCTGGAGAGAAGTCGGATGAAGTCGTTATGACCATCCCGCTGCAGTTCATCGACAGCGCCGAACTCGTGTACGTCAATCTCATTCTCTAAGCCAGACAGGAGGTAAGATATGCCATTAGTTAAAACTGTTACGTCGAACAACGTCATCCGTGGACGCGACGTATTGAATAGCAATTTGGGTACGGCATACATCGAGATAAACGGTCGTATGCGTAGGATATTTGAGTTGCGCAACATCAGCGCTACCGTCGAGATGGTCAAAGAAGATGTTATGCTCATCAACGACGTTATGTGCAAGCACAAATGCGTCGCGGCTCGTGGGTCGGGTTCGTTTGAGATTTACACGGGCGTGCGCGATTATTCGACGATGATTCGCTCGTATATCAACACGCACCACGGTTTGTACTTCACCATTACTTTCGAGATGTACGACCCCGAAAGCACGCGTGGGCGCCGAAACGTCACGTTGTACGACTGCCTCATCGATCAACACGTCTTGGGGATGTTGAACACCGAAAACGGCATCTTGTCCGAAGAGATGGGATTCACGTTCGACGAGTACAACATTAACGAAGATTTCGTTGCATATCCCTAACGATTAGGGTATAAAGGATGGCGTAAGGCTGGCGGGACTCCGTAGTTACAAACCTTCGTTCGCGCGTAACCGCCGCCAGCATTTACACACCCACCAACCACATAAGAGAAGAGAGAGTGACATGTTATCAGAATTAGAGAGTCTTATTTCGACCGAAGTATCCAAAGCCAAAGCCATTTCGGAGCGTACGCACACCATTAAGTTGCCGCCCACGCCTCCGACGCGAGAAGCCTATTGGTACGACGATAAAGAACTCACCATCCGACCCATCACCACACGACGCTTTTACGACCTTGTTGACCAATGCGCCTCGGCTGACGGCACGACGGACCAAACCCAATTCATGTTTGAAGTTATCGGCGAATGTTTGGTCGATCCCAATCTCCAGAACCCAGAGTTGCAACGCGCTTTAGGCGTAGGTAACGCGCGTGAAGTTATAGAACGCATCTTCCCAGAACCGTTCATTTTGCGCGACATCCGTGCGAGAATTGAGGACATCAGCGGATTCGGCACGACTGGGGTAGAGTTTCGAGAAAGTCCATAATTTAATCGAGCACCGCCTTAAACGTCGCTATCTCGATGCGACTGTGCTATATGTTTGCTTAACGCAGTTCCACTGGAAGCCATCCGAAGTGTTGAAGATGGAGAATTGGGAGCTAGCAACAGTGATGGCAATAGCCGAGAAGTATGGAAAAGATATAGCGGCAGCATCCACGCCGCATTGATACGAAAGGTGGCGATATGGTCGGTGATTCAACACGCGGATTTACAACGCGAAAACGCCTAGAGCTATATATCCTCGAAGCTGAGAGTAGAGCATCCAAAAAAGCGGCGGATAAAGCAAAAGGAAAAGGAACGGGCGGCAGTGGTAGTCTTAAAGCCGCCGTTCAGCCCGCCCCCAACGGCACAAACGTCGATGCGGGTAAAGTAGCACGCGCCACAGGATTGCCGCCAGAACAAGCGGTCGCCGTCTCAAATGCGGCCGCAGCGAGTGCGGCCAGAAAGTTGGCGGCGCGTCGCGTTAAAGATAGTCAGCGTGTGAACATGTCCCGTCGTGTACGTGGTCGCACCGATTTCCAAAAGGTGTATCGGCGTAAGCCAAAGACGCCCGATTACGTCAAGAAGTACAACTTCGAGGTTCCTGAGGATGTCGCGTTGCCATACAATCATGGTCGTTTGTCCGCTGTTTACAACAACCTCGCGAAGAAGTTGCAGGATGGTAGCCGCACTGAACGCGCCAAACGCACGCACCGTTGGATGCGTCGGGCTGAGAGGATGGGCATTCCCTATGGCCCGTGGCGACAAGGTGAGCCTAGAGGCACACGCTTTAGTCCAGAGGGAAAAGCGTTCCAACGTTATCTCCAATACAACAATGTGTCGAGGGATAATGTCGATGAGGCGGCGCGAGCGTGGCTCTACCATCTACGCCAAGTGAGAAACGATGAGGCACTTCGACGACAGGCCGCGCGTGTACAGGCGCGTCGTATCGGCGGCGTCGAGAGCACGAGCTTCCGCCCGATACCTGGGTCGGATAGGCCGCAATGGGTATCCCCCACGCCACTTGCCATAACGGCACGTGCGGTAGGCGCGGGTGTGTACGGGGAGGTTGGCGCTCATCGCGCGATTCCATCCGCCACCCCGCCGACGGGTACAACACGAGCGTTGCCGCCTTACACCGTCTCCACACCGCCACCAACGCCGCCGCGCGGGGATGGTCCAAAGCGGATTGGATACACAGGCCCGACCGAACCACCTCACAACGGTAGAGGTCGGCGCGATGCCTACAAAGAGCCGAAAGGCCCTTTAGGGAGGATGTTCAACCGCCGCACCCATTCATACAAAGGGTACCTCGCGAGTGAGCTCGCCGCCAACGCCGTCACAGAGATTAAGGATACCGAGCATCTATCCAAGCTCATATTCGAGCGTGCAGACGACTTGCGCTCGAAATATGCAACGTCGCGTTTGAGCACGGGCGAGCCTATCGCCACGAATGTGAACCTCTCGAAAGGGCAGATGGCGAGCTTCGGGCGATCGCTTACTCAGGCGCTTAATAACCCAGACACCCAAGCGCGCGCCAGAGCGCTGTGGCAGTTGGATAAGGAGATGGGCATTGCCGAACGCACGCTCGACAAAGCTCGGCGGATGGAGGCCGCCAGACTAGACCCGTACGGAATGGGCACTTACGACGGGATGTCTGTTATCGATCCGAAAATGCGCCGCGATATGTACACGATGGCGAAATCAATCGGGTCGAAACAGGATATGGCCTTTATCGAGAATTTCGACCCAAATGCGGTCGATGCCGCCGCTCTCCAACGCCGCTACTCCAGAATTATGTCTCGGTACAAATCCCTAGATGCGCAAAATCCGCGTTCGGGATACGGCACATATCTCGACGGCTCACTCCTCACGTCTGGTAAAGGTAACGTGGCGGATTGGATACAACGTGCGAGACGGGTCGGTGTGGATGCTAGCCTCATCAGCCGGTACACGGATATGGCGACCGAGAAAGGCGTCACCACGGATACGGGGCGAACCTTTTACGACTACACGAAAGAGCGTCCGCAGCTCAAACACCTCATTCGCGCGACCGAACAAGCGAGCCGCCGCGTCGATAACCTCACCAAAGCGACTGACAAGAGCCGACAAGTATTCGATGACGTGATGAGCGGCAAAGGCCTATTCAAACGCGGGATTCAGGGTAAGTTCGACTCCTCCGCGCTGGTGGGCGAGTACGCCAAAGCGATGAAAGCCCAGCGCATCTTGGGGATGGTCTCTGGCACGGAGGAGAGTGCGCGTGTAGGCGAGTTTACCAGAGCGGCGCGCGACATTCGAACGGCGACGAAGTATAATCAACTTGCAGGCGAGTTGGAGCGGGCGGCTAGACGCGCACGCGCGAACATAAAGCTGGAAGAGAATGTCGATGCGTTACAGCGAGAAGGATTGTTATCCGAGCAATCCGCCACAGCACACCGCACACGACTGCGCAAAAAGGTGCAAGCGCAAGAGTTGCGTGCACATAGATGGGAGGTTAACAGGGATGCGTTCATGTACAGCCTTACAGGCCGACCGATCGATACGTCCCAGGGCTTTTTCAAAGGTGTGAAATCAGCCGCGGGACAAGCGCGTTCGGACTTCGGCAAGATGTTCAAGTTCAACAAGGTGAACTTGGCTATGGCCATCTTCGAGGGCGTGATGAAGGCGTTGCGGTCGTGGATGACGCTCGCCCGCTTTGGCGCGATGTTCACTGCCGTCGGCATCGGCGCCACCGCTATGGGCGCACGCGCATTGATGAAAACGTCGGATGAATATACCAACCGACAAAACCTCTACAACTTCGCTCTGCCCGAAAACCTCCGAGGCGCACGCTCGTTCCAACAATTTGAGGATATGGCATACTTGCGGGGGAGGGGATTGCGTCAAAGCACATCGACGTGGTCGTCTGGTGTAATGGAGCTCGCCAACGCAGTCGCATCCGCTACGGACGCAAGCGGACGCCAACTCATCTCCAACATGGATCAAGTTATCACCATGTACGAGAACTTGTCCCGTATGCAAAAGTTGGCGGGTACGAGCGAGGCGGATTTCAAAGGCGTGATGATTCAGGTCTTGCAGGGTATCGGTAAAGGCAAGCTCGATATGCAAGATATCAAGCCTATTCTCAACCGCTCGGGTGCTTTTGCAGACTTGTTGGCACGCGGCGTCTTTGGATTGAAAGGTCGCGGCGACTTGTACACGCAGTTGGATGAGGGACGCGGCGACAGGACAAAGGGATTGACGGCGGAACGCCTCATCTCTGGACTCTTGTCCAGCGACCTAACAAAAAACCTCGACCATCTCTTTAGGAAAACCGCGCGAACGTGGGCGGACGTTGGCGAGATTATGAAGTCGGATATCGGCCGCGCCCTTCTCCCACTCATCCAATCTACATCCTCGGCGGGGAGCGGCTCTTTAGGCTCGATTCTGACTGGGATAACGGGTGCGTTGGCAGATAGTTCGGTCGGAATGGATATCAAGAACTGGCTTGAGACGAAGATTGGGCGGTTCGTCGATAGTGCAGGCGGGTTCAGAGGCGCAATCGAGAAATGTGTTCATAGTCTAGGGTCACTCGGGTTCGGACTGATGGTCGCCGCCGATGTGTGCGTCACGGCGTTGTACTCGTTCGTTCGTGCGTTGACGGGCGTCGTCAAGTTTATGGATTTCATCACCCCGGGAGGCGTGGTCAATGTCGGGATATCCGACGCCCAGCGTAAGTACGGGTGGACGGATGAGCAGGTGGGACGCCTCAACGATTTGAGTTATTACAGACTCGAACCCCTCACGGGCGGCAACGCATTTCCCGGCGACGTACCCCTAAGCAGGCGAGGATATAATCACAACATCCAAGATGTCGTATTTAATCCGACCGTTAAGACCACCCACACCAAACGATCGATGGAAGACCTTTTGAATACGGATGACTCGATATTCCAACAGAGCCCCGAGAACTTCATTCGCGATCAAACGGTGACGTTGATGGATAAGATGAAGACGCACTTTTTCGATAACGCGGAGTCTGCAATGGAATCCGCGTTCGGCGTCATCCGTACCGGCCTTAGTGGCGCAAAGGATGCGTTCGAGGATATGGTGTTATGGCAAGCTGGCGACAAGAACCCAGATGCGGATGGCAAGGGTAGTGCGAGTCTCGCCCTTAGTGCTCTCACGCAAACAGCCGCCAACACGGCCGCCATCAAACATAATACAGCGAAGGCGACAGAGGTGCAGATAGCCCTCTTAAAGCAGGTCGCTGGACGCGCCGTTGTCAACCGTATCACGAACGTGCGCCCCAACATTGTCGCCAATGTCGGCAGCATTAAGAGCGGTGCGGATTTGGATGAAGTGATGAAACGGCTTGAGGTTGCGACGGCAAGTGCGGTTGCGGGTTATGCCTACTAGGAGGAGAGGAGAAAAGAGATATGGGAGCGAACACACACAGCTGGCTCGTGTTAGAGCCGTATGACAACAACATACCCACTAACTTGCGCAAGCAATATGAGGCGTTTGGATGGAAGATTCACATTCCCGTCTCGCCGAAGGCCTTAACGCACGAGCGGGATGCCGAGCACGCTGAGGTGTACGGCATTGCTAAGGGCGGCATGTTGCAGCGCAATCTTCCAAAGCTATGGCATACGCGCATAGAATCCTACTTGCCCGCCCATCTCTTCGAGCGCGTTTTCCACCAGCGATGGGATAGCGATGACGGCTACTCGCAACAAGATTGGATTGACTATATCAACCTACTCATGCAGAACAAACAGCCGCTAAAAATGTGGCACGAGGATACACCCCACCTGCGTCTCAAACACATGTGCACGGATTGGTGCATACGCCATTGGGAGTACAAACTACTCCCACACGACGACATCGATTTCGTGTTAGACTTGATTGAATGGAAAGAGCCGAAAGTCATCTTGGGTGAGGTTGTGGTCAACGCCACAGAAGAAGAGCCGCCAAAGAAAAAGGTGGAGGGCGGTGGCGTGCATCTACTCGCCTTTGGTAGCTACGACGACAGATGCGTGGAGTTGGGGCGGGTGTACAACGACGACATAGGCGGATATGCCACTACGCCGACGGGCTTGGAGTTCGGATATAAGAACCTCGCCGACCTGAAGAAGATATTGAAGATGGTGGCTGAGAACTGGAAGAAACTGTCCGATAGCGACATCGGGTTGGCGGGTTTCACGCCGCACGCAAGTGAACCACTCGCCGTTGTGCTGTCATGGGTAAAAGCATCTGGATACACCATTACGGTCGAGTTGAGAGCGCATGTGACGGGCGATCGCCAACTCGATCCCTATGGCGCCAAGATTATCGCCAATCAGTTGAAGGCGCAGATGAGCGCGTATGCTGAGAAGGGATTGGATAAAGTTATCACTCAAGGCAAAAAGCGTCCTAATGGCTACGCCCGCCCTGTCAACATTACATTAGGTGCGGATATGTCCATGCCCGCAAAAGGCGGCACCTCCCTTGCGAGTCAAGCTGTCGCCCAAAAGAGTAAGGGGGCGGGATGGTCGAGAGAGAGCCATTTGTGGTGGGACGCGTGGTGCGACAAGTTGTCATCCCGTAGCGACTTCACCCACGCACCCGCCTCCCGTACAAAGACGACTGTGACGCGGATCGATACCGAGTTAGGATTGATATTTTACGAAGTCGAGTTTGTGTTTACCCCCAAAGTGATTTACAAGACGATGTACAAGTTACGTCCAACGGGCGGTCGGGATAGAGACATGGTGTACACCAAGAGCCAAAGTTGGCTCACACCGAAAGAGAACACCATCAAATCCTCTTACAAGTACTATCTCAAGACGGTTGCCATCGAGGAGGATAAGAAGGTGGCAGGACTCAACGTGGAGAGAAAAGATGCCGCGGCGCTGGAGGCACAATCTGCCGCCGCCGCATCGTCAGCCGCGAGGGGAGACGCGACCACCAACACAACGACGACGGGTGAGAAGCGGATTCGCGCAATCGTCCTAGAAGGAGGGAAGTAAGCGTATGAGTGGTATTGATTTCGCTTCGGCACAAAAACAGGCCTTACTTGCCGCCGCCAACGCCCAATCCATTGCGGATGGTGAAAAGGTCGGGAGGCGGGATAAACCCTCCACACTCGGCGTCAACCCCGTGTGCAAGGTTGTCGCCTACATACGCAACGTTCGGCAAGGCACAGATGCCGCCGCAAACTACCTCGCCTCGGGCGACGTGGATGAGGATACCGAACTTTACCGCGCTGTCGCCAAGTTGGCGTCGGGGCGAACGTTGTCCCAGGGCGAGTACGCGTTGGTGGCCGCCGCCTCGAAAGAAAGCCCGCGCTTGACAACGGCGATGCAGATGTACGGCTCAAGTGTGAGTCAGCGTTCATCTCAGCGGTGCGACCTATCCGAATGTGTCCAAAACTTTTCTCTCTCCAAGAGCCTTAAGGTGCAAGGCGGCAGTTGCCAGTTGCGTATCCAAGTGGACATCGAGGATGTGGCACGAGGTATCGGCTTGGGAGACCAGTTTTACATCTACCTCGATGAGCAGTGTATCTTTTGGGGTATGTGTATGGAAGTGACCTATCCCGACGAGTGGAACATCGATTTCACCATCAACGACAGCATGTGGTATCTCAAAAATCAACTCGTTTGGATTCAAAACAAACCGACCACGTTGGACGCCATGTTCACCTCCATTTGCGACCAACTCGCTCTACCTTACGTACGACCCACACCCATCCCCGTAGCACTGAAACCGCGTGTGGAGACGAACGCCACGGCGATGAGCTTGTTGCAGAACGCGATCGACGAGACGATGTACTACGGCGGACGACTTTTCGCCATACGGATGAACCCCGCCGCATTGGAGTTGATTGAGGTGCAGGGTGAGGATAAACAGGGCGTCGCACTCGACGTAATCGAGGCGATGACGAGTTTCTCTGCAACACAGTCCATCCAAAACGAGACGTACAACGAGGTGCGCGTCTTTGCCAACAACTCTGGCGGCACACTCAAAGCCTACACCCTACAGGATTTGCCGTTCATGGAGCGGTTTGGTATATTGAGGTATCAGGAGGTGTGCAACAACGCCATCATTCGAGAGGGCGATTTGGATAAGATGCTCGCCGTCACGAAATATCCCACAGGCGACTTGCGCTTCGACATAGTTGGCGTCGTCAACCTTTTTCCCGCCGATGTAATCAGGCTGATGGAAAGTGTTTACGTCACGCACGATATAGCGTATAACTACGACGATGCGGGTTACAAGATGACCGTGACTTGTGCGCGTTGGCAGAAGCCCTCGTCCGAGCAGTTGTTCGACAAGTGGGATTTCTCGCAGGAATACGCACAAGCTAAACATCTGAAGTGGTAGGAGGGGAGAAGTGGATTTCGCACAAAAAATGCTGGATGCGTCGAGGTCGATTGCCATGAGGGCGGTGGAGAACTGCGCGTCCGACATCAGCATTGGCGTGATGGTCGGCAATGACAGTGTGCGTTTATCTGACGGGTACATCCTGTCTGCCCCGCTCATCCACTTCACACCGTGGTGCAGGGATTACGTCATATCCATCCCCGAGGAAGGGTGGCAACGCGAATCCCACGCCCACGGCGGGCAAACGGGCGATGTGGATGGTGGATACAAGTGGGAGGCTATGACAGAGGCGGGTGTCCCCGTGGTGTTCGTCCCGCTCGGTGTTGCGCCGCCGCCAAAGCGTGCAGACTTTGGATCGGATGACGAGTACATGGCGGCTTTTGAAGCGTGGCGGGAGTCGGTGGGAGCACAAGCCGATATTACCACTTTGGATATACAACACCGACACCCTATCAGCGACGACTTGCCCCGCATACGATTGTGGCGTGGCGTCAAAGATGGGGATAGCGTGCTCGTCCTCAAAGTCAACACGCGCCACTTCGTGGTGCTTTGCCAACTCTCACCGACAAACGCACCGGAAAAGGAGGCACAAGGCTATGTTGCTATTGACGAGTGAGTTGAACATAGCGGAGACATCCGCGCCATCGTATCCCTCTGAAACATACCCCTATCAGGATTGGGGTAACTGCTTCGGGCCTCTACAGCAATACGACGATGCGTTGGCGGTTGCCTGCCAAAAGCGACTGGAGACACAAAAGGAATCCGAACGCGCATACTCAGAGGATTATGGCGTAGATTGGGAGTACGTGTATGAACAGACGGAGATGTGGCGCATTTCCAACCTACCACACGTGCTCGAAGAGGCGTTGTTGGTGGATGATAGGGTGGCGTCGGCACGAGCGACTATCACTGCCGTGGAAGAGGATAGGATGGTCATCAACGTAGTGATTAACGCCTCCACGTCGTTCTCGTTTGTGAAACAGTTCGTGTAGGTGAGGAGGACAGAAATGGCAAGTGCATTAGACAAACTAAAAGATGTGACGCAGTGGACGTTACTGCAAGATATGCTCAACGTCTCAAGCGACGTGTTGGATAAACGCGAGGGTTCTGTCCTATACGACGCGATTGCGAGCGTGGCGGTTGCCAATGGCGACCTACTCACGGGTCTCATTCCGACCCTCTACCAAGCGTTCCAACTACTCTACACTAAGGGTGAGGATTTGGATGCGTGGGCGGCGAACTTCGGTCTCACCAGACGTGGGTCTCTCCCAACTTACTACCACTATGTGGATACGTGGCGCGAGGAGTCACCCAACGACACACTCCTTATTGGAGATGTGCTGCGCTCCCACAACTCCAATGTGCGGTGGATAATCACCTCGGTGGAAGAAAAGGTCGTCAAGAGTGAGACGGATGGTAGCTTCCAAGAGACGACAGGCGGCGTGCTGGAGCCCGAAAGATATTTATCCGCGCTGGAGAGTGTTGTGTTTGGTACGCTCTACGAGTCGGGGCGCGAGGTCGAGTCGGATGAGAGCTTGCGCGAGAGAATCCTACGTGCACAAAAGGTTGCGGTTGGAGGCAGTCTTCTGGAGTATGTCGATCTCGTCCTCAACGTCTACGCCGAGGAAGGTAATCAATCTTTCTACGGTGTGCAGGTTTATCCCCTGTCACGGTGCTGTGGGCGTGTCTTCGTCGCACCCTATCATCAACACTTTAGGCAAGAGGATGCGGGTAGGTTGCGTTGTGCGGCTGAGGAGGAGCGCACCGCCCTTGCCCAGTGGCTCGACCCACAGGATGAAAGGGGTTTTGGCATGGGCCACATCCCCATCGGACACCACGTGTATGTGGTCGGCGCCGACGCCCGCCCGATCGATTTCCACTTTAGATTGGAGTTGGAGCAAGGAAAGGAGTACACACCCGCGCTTGGCGAGGCGATATGCGCCGCGACGGACGCCTATCTTGAGAAAATTGGGGACGATGGATTGTTCACGCGCACGACAAGAGGCAAGATTGAGGGTGGGCGATATTGGTACACATACAGCCCATTCGACCATCTTGTCGCGCTCAACGGCGTGAAGAAAGACCATCCCGAGCTAGTGAACGTCGGCATCGGCTATTACAACTATCAGCTTAAGCGGATGATATTTGATATCGCCTACACGATGACGGAGGCGAGCTCTGTCTTCCGCACGAACGAGCTCCCGTGGATGTACTCACGCGGCACCTCCACCATGTTCGTACACCAGGGACAGGGCTTCGTCGAAGTGGGAGTGATAGAGTGATGGCAGGAGTGATAGAGTAATGGCGCTTGTAACGAAATATGCTGAGAACATACCCGTCTATTGGGCGGATACAGAAGACTTCATCGCTCTGGCGCGTGCGTATTCTACAGTACTCGACCGCCTTTTCGAGGATGTGGCGAGTTGCTTTGAGGCGGCGATCAACCCCGCAACGATGGCGCGTGTTGAGCTGATAGAGTTGCTCGACCGCCTCGGATACGACGATGTGGGTTATTACACCACAGACGAGCTACGCGCTCTCTACGTGGATATTATCGCAACCCGACGCGTTATGACGGAAGCCGCTTTCGCCAAACACTTACAGGAGGCGTGCCCGAGCGGCATCGTGGTGAAGGTGGAGGTAACGGATGGTACACTCAACATTCTACCAGAGTCACCCGAGCAGATTGTCGTCTATATTTCTGTTGACAGAGGTGGGCGAACATGCGCAGGTCCCACAGAGTGTAGCACAGACTGTCCGTGCGGCGGGGCGGGCGGTTGTGGTGGTGACACATCGTGCGGACTCGTTTACGTCGTCGCGTATGCAAAGGTGCTTGACTACCCACAGCGGGATGACAACGGGGATGTAGTGGATTGGGCATTCTCGTACGACTCTTTGGCGCGACGCATTGTGGATTCTTTCCCCGCCTCCGTGCGCCTCCTACTCGACGCTATCCTCCAACCCATCCCACTGGGGGTGACGTACGCAGCTGTTCCCTCTATGGTGGCGGACTGTTACGGGGATGGAATTGAAGCAAAGATGGATGGGTTGGTGCTCTTGACCACGGGCGCGGATGCGACTCTAAAAGTTTCGTATGCCCATTCCAACTCATTCTCGGCGTCGGACTGGATAGAGGCGGTAGACGGGTTTGTCCCCCATTATCCAAATTGGCGTGCGACCTATGTGAAATATGAGATAGCATTCGATTCAACGCGGCATGAGAGCGGCGATCCCAGACGTGTATTCGATCCTAAGGTTGGTGGTGGGTTGATGGCGGGCGACAAGCTGTACGTCGCACTCGTTGAGATTGAGCGTACCACCGACGCCCGCATTTTCAAAATACCGAAGTCGTTCGTACCCTCGCAGGAGCGCGCACAAGGACAAAACATCCTAACCCTTATGTTGTCTGGCGGTGCGAATAACCTCTACACCGAGGGCTATCTACTCCACATTGCCGACCCATCCGTATACCTATTTGGGCAATATCGCCAACTTGTTGACGCGTACGGTAGCACGGACATCTTCTTAGACATCCGCTGCGACGACGCCCATCATTTCCAACCGACAACGGGCTACAACATCACGTACACTTTCAACGAGACGACCTATCACAAGTCCACAGGCGATTTTATATTCGACAAAGACGACCCGCGTATAGTGACGGTGAAGTGGGACATCTCGAACGCGGGCGACTCCGAGTTGACAGTCGATTGCAGGCCAGGCGACGACATGGGGATCAAACTCATTGTCACTAGGACTGACCCGGACTTGACGCCCAACTACACCCCAATCTTTAAGATTGACAAGTGGAAGGGGGCCGCCTATATTGATAGTTATGCGGATCGGGATCAAGATACCATCGACGTGCGTGTGGACACGAACGCAAACGCCATTCACATCGAGAATCTGGCGAGTCGCTTCTTCAGGCTTAACGCCGACGCACAACAGCCGTGCGCCATTATGACAACAAACGCGGCGACGGGCAAGGGCGACGAATTATATGAGAGTGAGCAAGTGAATCCCGCAGGATTGAAACTCACACCAATTCACAAGACGCGTGTCGGTGGGACGGAGTTCAGCGATGAGATGATGGCAGTATTCGCCGACGCATATACCACCAACAAGCGCGTGTTGCCGATACTTGGATGGACGCGCACTCTCGCAAAGCCGTACTACGGTAAACCCAACTACACGCCTGCCGACGTGGCGTCTTTTGTCGTGAAATACTCTTCGTCACGAATAGGCTCCACCCTAAGAAGCGTGGCTAGCTATTACGTCGGGATAGATCTGATAAGTTTGGTGAGCAAGAGCGAGAAGTTGGGCGGCGCAGCTGGTGAGGATGGGCGCGACTTATTCATCGCCAATGTACGCGCGGGAGATGACACCTTTACCGCATGGTGGTCGTCGCTTATGACGATGCCGTTCGGCTCGCTTGCCGCGTTGGCCACACTTATCGACAATGGCGACCCGCGTGTGAGATTGCCGTGGCTATGCCAGATGTCGAATGCGGATCTTATGACCTATGGCTCGTTCAAAACGATCTACACGTACCTCACGGGCACGTTCTACACCTCTCGCCCACGATGGCTCAACGCATTCACAGCCGATGACTTTTTGGAGTTATTCCGACCGTACCCCGCTACATTCCACTAAGATGAGATGAAGGAGAAGAAAAGATATGCAATTCGATACAGCGATACTGACAAATGAAGGCGTGCGCCTGCTTACAACGGCGAGTTTGGATGACAGGCTCGTCCTCACGAAATTCGCGTTCACCGCTAACCCGTTCGAGCCGTCGCCTGACCTCACGACTCTCACCAACACGTGGGGCGACGGGCATGTGGAGACGCAGCGCACGGAGGAAGGCGTCATCCATGTCGATGCATCCGCATCCAACCGCCTCACCTCGGGACGCGCGTATGGGTTCGGTATTTGGGGATATCTCTCCAGCGAAGGTGCGGAGACGGGCGAGCGATTGCTTCTATCGGCAAAGGCTATCGCCCCCGTCGTGGAGGTAACGTTGGCAAGTGGCGCGTGGACGATATTCCGCATCCATGTGGCGATCCAGTTCGCGCCAGCCTCGGCGGACGCCATTATCGTCGAGCCATCCTACAACGGGTTTGTGTCCATCGACGCATTCAATCGATTGGATGCGGCGGTGAATGCCCTCGAAGATCGTGTCGTTACTATCCACGCGAAGGGCGACACGACGAGGGGGGATGACCAAACGATCTTAGGCGATAAGACTTTTGACACATCCTCATTCATAGTTAGTACGGAACGCTCATCTTTGAACGTGTTCCCGAAGGAGGTGATGATTGAGACCGGTGAGAACTATGTCTCATTCGGCGCCCCAACAGACGAGGATAGAGATATGATCATCACTTCACGTGGTGGTGGTATCGTAGGGACAAGAAATGGTGTTGGGATGACGAGCGACGCATACGATGAGGGCGACCCAAAGAAAGCTGCCGTGAGCGTTCGACGGAGATACGGGATAGCCCAATACCCCGTCGTTCTGATCGAGGGGGAGGTGCATATAACAGGGAAGTGCTACGCGTCAGGGGATTTGTCGGCGAATAAGTTAGCCTCGCAGAACCCGCCAGACTTCGCCGCGAGTGTCTACTTGAATGGATCGCTACCGTTGACACCAGCCTATGGCTTCATCTCAAGAAAGATTGATAAGGGTAGGGCATACGAGGTGTTTGATGGATGGAGTTGGTACGAGCCTGGAAAGAAGACGCCGGGTGGATCGAGTGATAACGTTCTCGAAACACCGTATAACTTGTGCTTGAAGAGCGATGCGGATTTGGATGCGATCACTCTCACCCCAGGGTACATCGGTACGGCTAGCGTTGTAGGAATCCCCCCATGGAATCAGACGGATGAGGTACTAACATACGCGATATTCTTTAGAAAGCGCACGCTCGGCAACTTGCTTGAGTCGCCGCGATACGTATTTATGCGCGCGGGCAACCTGAATATTGGCGGTAGGGGTGAGATTCCCATCAGCCGCACACAGGGTACGCATACGTTGTCAACGGTGATAGCTCAGATTAAGGGTAGCGTAGATGATAATGGTGTGGTGTCGAACCTACAGTACCCGCAGGTCTACGCTTGTGCAGGCGGGGATATATTCTCAGTCCCAATCTCTCACGTGATATATGTCACCGAAAATGGTGCTAATATATCGGAGACGGATGGGATGATTATATACACCGTGTATTAGCATAGGATAGGAAGATAGTATGCGAGAGGATGAGAAGAGCCTTGTTCCATACACATCGCTTAGCCACATGGCGAGGGTAAAGAAACTCGACAGTGAGATGTACGTGAGCGAACTGCACAATGTGGTCAAACTCATATACGCCGAAACGGAGATGCGCACGGCGGCAAAAGCGAAGCGGCTGGAGGTGTTGTCGGGCGTGATAGATAGATGCACGACGATGGAGGAGAGGACGAAGTTCCAACTCCAACAGGCGGAAGTGGCGCAACAACCCGTGCTAGATGGACGCCTTGTATCCGCCTTGTTGGACACGCTTGATAGGATGAGGGAGGAGACGGAGCGGATGGATGGACGTGCGGTACATGCCGATCTCACCTTTATCGACGATATGCGGAAGACGGAGGGGAAATGACGACCGTAAGTGTTGTTGGGGTTGCAACCGCCGTCATCCTCACTTTGACCTTTACATTGGGGATCGGCGGCGGTATCTATCTACACAAGAAGCGCGTGGGGGAGCGTAATGCCGACCAGCGCCAAGAGGTGTTGGAGCGAGCGCTTGATGGTGCGCACTCACACACGGGCGAAGTGTTGCGCGTGGAAGCGGAGAAGAGAGAACATGTGCAAGCGTTGGAAAAGATTGGCGCGAGCGACGGGGAGATTGGGGATTGGCTTAATCAGCCTCTTCCTAGCGGTGTTGGAGATTGGCTGCGCGAGTGCGCCACAACCCCTGCCGACCGCCCTGCCGATGGGCAATGACGTCTCCCTCACATCGTTGGGTTGTGAGGTGCCCGCCATCCCCCTCGGTGCCGCCACGAACAGGGATCTCATTCTATACACGGTGCAGTTGCTTGCGACCGTGAAGGTATGCCAATCCGCACTGGTAAACGTTTGTGGTGTGGGTGCGGGCGGGGGCGGACATGAGTGACGCCGCACATGCTGTATCCATACGCAACATTGTAGGCGGCGGCTATGAGGAGTTTTGGAACTTCAAAGGGCGATACCGCCTAGTGAAAGGCGGGCGCGGCTCGAAAAAGTCCACGACGACGGCGTTGTGGTATATCTACAACATGATGTACTACTACTATAAGTACGGGGTGATGGCCAACTTGCTCGTCATCCGCGCCTATAAGGTAGACCACATGGATACGACCTACACACAGCTCATGTGGGCAATCAACAAGTTGGGGGTCGAGCACTTGTGGAAGCCATGCCGAAACCCCATGCAGATTGTCTTTCGCCCCACTGGGCAGAAGATACTATTCCGTGGGATGGACTCATCCGCACGCATCAAGTCCATCACAGCCGCAGTGGGCAACCTCTGTTGGGTGTGGTGGGAAGAGGCATTTGAGATTGCCTTTTACGAGGATGTGGAAACCGTAAACATGTCCATTCGTGGTAGCTTGCCCGAACCCCTGTTTTACCAGCACACATTCACGTTCAACCCCGCTGTCCCAGACCATTGGCTGAAAAAGAGATTCTACGACCACGTAGGGCCAGACGGATTGTCCGAAGATGGGCAAATCCTCGCCATCACCCGCAACTTCGACTGCAATGAGTTTTTGGATGAGTCGTTTCTATACGAGATGGAGAGGTTAAGGAGGTTCGACCCAGATCGCTATCGGGTGGTCGCGATGGGCGAATGGGGCACGAACGGTGGTATCATCTACACGAAATGGCGCATCGAATCGTTCGCATGGACGCAAAAGTTCGGCGACGGTTGGGTGTACAGATATGGGATGGACTTCGGGTTTGTCGAGAGCCCGACCGCCATTGTGAAACTGGCGGTGAACAGGGAAAAACGCCTCATATACGTGTGCGATGCCGTCTATCTCTACGCGAAAGTCTCCACAGAGATTGCGGAGGCGTGTAGGCGAATGGGGATTGCCGAGTGTCCCATTCTCGCAGACAGTTCCCACCAGATGGCGATCGAGGAGATCAGGCGCAACGGTGTGCGGCGTATCGACGCGGTTAAGAAAGGGGCTGGTAGCGTTATTGTTGGGATAGAGCGGTGCAAAGAATACACCATCGTGATTGAGAGGCACTGCGAGCAATTCATCCGAGAGATTGCGAGTTACCGTTGGAAAAAGAACCCACGCGACGAGGGGTGGATCGACGAGCCCGACGACTATCAAGAGGATCACGGTCTCGATGCCATGCGTTACGCCATGTCACAAGAAGAGGCGTTCGACACGAAATTTATGGCTGAATTGCGCCGCCACAATCAAATGCGTATGTCCCGTCGGTATGCCATAGACGCGGAATAGTTTTTTTTCTTGACGATTTTATTTTAATCGGCTATATACTCACCCCGTAGCCACTTGGGTAGGCGTGCCCATTTGAGCGTTCGTTCATGCTTGGTCGTGGGGGGCGGTTGTCGCGCCCCACGCTCCAACACCAACCATTATGAGAGAACAGCTATGTGTAAACGGGGAAGAAAGCCAATGCCAGACAAACATTTAGTGGGCGTCACATTTGACGGCGACACATACGCCACGTTGGCGGCGGTGTGCGATGTTATCGGAACACCTATCGCCACATACGTGCGCAATATCGTGTCGAGAGCGTTGGCGTGCGAAGACAATAGACCTAACATCTCGATCGAGGCATCCACACCTAGAACGGCGATGGAATTTGTCGGCATCAAAGAGCCGACCCCGATATTCCCGACGAGCGATACGCGCCCCATTACAGAGGTGTTGTTGGAGGAAAAGGAGAGGGATGGTGGTGTCGTCGAGGAGCAGAAAGAGGAAGCTCCGACGGTGAATGACGATTTGGATGAGCAGTTGGCGGCTCTCTTCGGCGAGTAGATAAGTGTCCATTTCTATGCTATAAAAAAGGCGTCCCACACTTGGGGCGCCTTTTCTTTTTAAATATAGGAGATGAAAGATATGGCAGAGTCGATCAAGCTGGCGAAGGCGGTTTGGAACAATGGCGAGCCAGATGTACCCAAAGACATCAACCCGCCAGTGTCGTCGGACGTGCGAAAAAAGATGGGATGGACGACCACGCCTCCCTATATCCGCATTGTGACTGCTCAAATGTACTACCACAACCTAACAGACATCAAAGACAAACACTTTATGACGAAAGTTGGTGTGGATGGAGAGAGATCGAACGCGCGTTTGCGGTCGGGGTTGTTTGGTCACATTGTGAATCAGCGTCGGGATTACGTGTTGGCGAAGCCCTACTCGTGCGACAAGCCGCAGATAAAGAAGCAGTTCACCATGTATGAGTTACGAAGGGCGGCGACCGACTACGTGACATGCGGTGTGATGGTCGTTGGGCTAGACAAAGATGGTAAATTCCGCCGTTACCCGCCTGAGAGTGTGGATTTGGATGGCAACTGGGTTGGGGTCGATGCTATCAAACCTTTGCTACGACTGGAGGATGGGACTGCAACAGGTATTGACCCGTGGCAAACGGACGAGGTGGAACGACCGCAATGGTACACGCGCATCGACAGCGACGAACCCGCCCTGTTCGACACCATCCGACCCTACATCGACGCGTATGAGTTGTTGTGGAGCCGCAAGCAAGATGCCCTAGCCGACGCGCCCAATGCCCCGTTCAAGATTAAAGGTTATTTGGACGACCCCGACAAATTAATCTCGCGCTGGAGAGAGGACAACATCATTTGCATCGCCACGGATGGGGATTGCGAGCAAATGGCGGTCGAAACGGATTTCACAATGGCAGACAAGCAACTGGAGATGTTGCATGACGCCATATACGACATCGGATGTGCGGTTGACATGGCTAAAGCTGTTATCGGCAACACATCCTCAGTCGCTCTCCGTCTGTTATACGTCGATTTGGAGAACAAATCGCATCAGTTGTGCGACACGTTAATGGAGGCAATACGCCGCACACTAGAGGTCAACCCCATTGGGATGAGCGAGAAAGAGATTGAGGAATTGGAAATCACCTGGGGGCTGAACACCATCGTCAACGAGAACGACGCCATTATGAACTGTACTCAGGCTCAAAACCTCGTGTCCACACGCACGATGCTCGCCAACATGCCGTGGGTCAAAGACGTTGAGAAAGAGTTGGATTTGCTGGCGAGCGAGGCGATCTTCGCGGACGAATCCTCCATCGACAATTCCCAAAACATTCGCTTGGCCGCCCGTTCCATCCGCATGTCTCAGCAACAGCGCAACAACAGAGAAGACGTTTCGCGTCTCATCCAGAAGTACGTTCGCTCCGACTTCGCGAAAGAGAATGGCGGCGCCAGTGGTAATCCGGCAAGTGGGCACGTAGACAATGCCCATAGATAATGTTAAACTAAGCGTCGAGGAGGGTGATATGTTGTCAGGCGTAGCGACTGCAATAGGCATGATAATCATCTTTTTGTTATTGGGATTTGGAGTGCCGATGTTAAAATGTACGAAACCCGCCTTAACGTCATTCAGAGTAGTCTTTGTGGCGTTCATCGCGGTGGCAATGGGTGGTGTGTTGGTGGACTTTTCCCACATTCCAGATACAACGCGGGATATTGTCGTTCGCGGTGGGGTCATCATTATTGGTGGGTTCGTGCTTGTGCGTTCCATAGAAAAGTGGCTCTCAAATGGATGGCTCAACCTTAATCGAAAGATAGATGTGAAGACGCCTGGTGGAGGTGGGGTTGTCTTGGATACGCCACCTCCACAAACCCCATCGGTGGTGACGACTTGTGTGGAGGCGAAAGCCGCAGACTCCACCGAAGACGACCCAACCCCCGACAAAAGGCATTGACACTTTTACAAAATTTTTGTAAAGACGAATGCGTGTGCCCGCCGTTGTGGTGGTATGCGCATTTTTTCGTTTCGTTCGCGAGGAGGAGAACGATGAGTAGAGTATGCAAATGGAGGCTAGCCAATAGTGGCAAGCGATCGGCAACGCCGACCCACGTCGTCGTTCATTACACGGGTGTGGCGGAGGCGACGCCCGAGGGGGTGTTGCGATCGTGGGAGAAACGCGGTGCGCAGAGTAGCCACTACATCATCGACCTAAATGGTCGTGTTGTACCCGCTTTGCCAGAGTACATTATCGCCTGGCACGTGGGGGATGGACAGCCCGTCGAGGAGTATTGGGGCGCCGCGCACGCAGAGGGATGGCATAAGACACCCCCCGCCGCTTCGTTCACAGGCAACAGGTGCTCTATCGGTGTGGATGTGTGCTGCATGAAGCGGGACAAGACGAGTCGGCACGCGACGGATGCGGATTGGTGGTGTACAGACAGCACCATCCGTAGCCTCATCAGCCTACTTGCGGATATTTGTCGTCGCAATCACATCCCACCGTCGCGGATATTGCGCCATTTTGACGCTACTGGAAAGCTGTGCCCCCGCCCGTTTGTCTCATACAAGGGCGAGGATGGACCGCAAAGTGGAGACGCTTTGTGGGAACGCATTATTCTCGCAGTGGCGAAAGAGCTAGGAGAGTAGTATGTGCGAAGGTAAAAAAGATATTGACATTCTCTTTAGAGATATCACCTCTAATATCGAGGAGACACGAGGGACGTATTACCGTGGTCGGCAGATTGAGCCTATCGACGTGATCGACGCGTTTGATCTCGACTTCGACTTAGGACAAGTGTGTAAATACATTTGCCGTGCTGGTAAGAAGGAACACGAGGCGGCTGTGAAAGACCTACTCAAAGCCGCTTTTTATCTCAAGAGAGCTATTTGCCGTCGAGAGGCGGATGGAGATGGAACATGCTAGATGAAATGCAGGTGCGGGGGCATTCAGAAGTGAGCGGGTCAAAGATGAAGCGCTTTTTGATTTGCCCCATTTCTTATCGTCCCGATGAACGAGATGTCGTAGACAACAGCCCAAAGACTGCCGCCATAGAGGGTGAACGCGCCCACGACATAGCGGAGCGGATGGCATGGGGCGAGGTTGTGAAGGTCCGAGGAGAGGAAGATGTAACCCCTTCGATGGTGCGGGGCGGCGAGCTCTACCGAGATGCCATTTCGGACTGCCTCCTCGAACATGAGGCGGATGGAGCAGTGCTGAAAACCGAACAGCACGTGTCGATGGGCGAACACTTCTCATCCACGCCAGATAACTTGGGCGGATATTACGACGCGATGGTGGTGTGGCGCGGCGGCGTGCATGTGTTCGACTACAAGTTCGGCCGCCACATCGTCGATCCCAACACACCCCAACTTACGTTCTACATCGTCGCCATGTTACTCACGATGGCACGGCGCAAGGGGGTGCGAGGCCTCGACACACCAGCCTCCATTTGCGAGTGGCTTCGCGAGAACTGTGGCGACTTCTCGTTCGAGCAAACGATTGTGCAGCCAAAAAATATCGCCGAACCCGTGCGAACTTATGCTATTACCATCGACGAGATATGCGATTTCGTCGAGTCGTTGGATGCGGCAATGTCGGTATGGCTAGCCAACCCAGTTTTCGACGAGAAGTTGGCGAACGGGAACATCCACGCGTGCAGATGGTGTGAGAAACGCACGTTCTGCACGCGCTCGGTTTGCCGACCAAGTGACTATTTCCTCACGCCTGAGGAATGCCAATTCAAATTTGACCCCAAAGATGAGGGGTAGTAGAAGAGAAAAGGGATGAACGAACAAATCACGCTAGAACAACAAGTGGTACTGGACTATCTCGTCGAACTGAAGGTGCCGTACAAAGTGGATGGCGACACCGTGCGGTTCAAGCCGAGCGGTGCGGGCTCCTACGGTGGGTATGTCTTTACGACAGGTAACGTCTACATCCACAACGAACATTACGCTCCGTTCCGTAAAAAGAGCGTTTCATTCCTATCCATAGCGAAGGAACTGAAGGGGGAGCCGTGGGTAAAAGGGTATCGCGCCTCACATCCAAGAGTCCCTACACGGCAGAAAGTGTGTGTGGATGTGTATCACGAGGTGGGATTATCGGAGCAACTGGGCGCCCCGCCCCTATCTATCCGTCTTTGTCAGTCCTACAAAGCGAGGAATGAGGTGGTGGATACCTCGTTTGAGACGCTGATCGCGTGGATAAGATCGCCAGACGACACGTGGATGGGTAAGAGAGCCACGCTGTCGCCGGCCAAACTCAAGGGGGCAACACCGTGCGTCGTGCAATCGTTTGGAGATGAACGCCTTACCTTCCTCGACATCGACAAGAAAGAGAACGAGGGTGTCGATATGGACGCCCTACGGAAACGAATGGAGGAGGACGACCGTATCATTTGCATATTCACGACCATCAGCGGAACGGGATTGGCGTGCGGTATAGTGGTGCGGGGTGCCGATGGGACAGCCGCCCAGGTTGCCGCGGCGAGCCGCATTTCGGAAGATTTCGAGCGGGATTACCCCGACGTTCATTTCGACAAGACGATAAAGAATAAGGGTCAGCTGCGCGCGTTGGCGTATGACCCGACGGTGCATGTGAAAGATAAAGCGAGGTGGTATATGGTAAAGGAGACGGTGAGAGAGGGTACGAACAGTGTGTTGGCGACACACAATACCTTATTAGACTCTATGGGGATGCTTACGAAGCAAATCAGCGGGGAGATGGTCGCCACGACGGTTTGGAAGACGGACTTTGCGGACGTGTCCTCGGGCTTGGCCGACGAGTTGCGCATTCTCTACGATATGGTGGGTGCGAATGTGGAGGAAGATGTGTGGACGGGGCGTCGTACGTATACATTGGGAGGGAAGCGAGTAAAGGATTCTACAGAGATCTACATCGCTATGCTGGACTTGGCGACCCGTCGTAACGGCAACTATTACAGCCTTAACAAGACCACGTTGACGGACTACATTATCACACGCGTGGTGCGACGTGACGTCGTGATGGAGACCGTGATGGATGGAGAGTGGGATGGTGTAAAGCGGTGGTCGAAATTAAAAGGGGCTCTCCATTTGGACGATTTTTCGCTCAATATGGTAAGATTATGGATGCGTCAGGGCGTCAAACTGCTCTACAACACGGGCGACCCTACGGATACACAGCGAAACTTCATGCTCATTCTATACAGCCGTGCGCAACACATAGGCAAGACCACGCTCGCCCGCAAATTCGCGTGTGGGACGAATAGTTTCACCCAAAAGGGGCTCAATCTCCAAAGCAAAGACACGATGATAGACCTTTACTCGCATTGGATATACGAGTACGGTGAACTCGGTACGACGTTCCGCAAGAGCGACGTGAATCAAATCAAGAACTTCGTATCCGACACAACGATGTCGTTTCGCCGGCCATACGATAGAGAGGCGACCGTTTTCCCTGTGCGCACGTCCATCATCGGCACGACGAACGAGGATGACTTATTTGTCGACACGACGGGCAATCGCCGCTACCTCATTGTCGATTGTAATTGGACGCGCGATGATTGGGATGCCATCAACGAGATCGACTTTGTGCAGCTATGGCGAGAGGCTAGAGAAGAGGTCAACGCTGGGTTGCCGTACACGTTGACGCTAGATGAGCAAAAGGAAAACGACGTTCGCTGTTCCAAGAAACGCTGTCAGACAAAAGAAGTCGGAATCATAATGTCCGTTCTCCGAAATGCAGAAGCCAGTAATGGGTTGGTGAACGGGGTGAGAATGTGGGCGGAAATCGACGGCGCGATTTGGATCGCGGTCGAGAACCTGATGCTCGAAGTCCAGAACACGTGGCGCATGGATATAAAGATGTCGCAGTTCATACGCGCATTGGAGACCATCGGATTCGTACGCCATCGCGCCACATTGCGGGATAGATACTGCATGGATGCGGATGTGCTACGCGCGTTGTTATCCGATTACACCGTTGATAGGGTGGATAGGAGATAGTCTCTATCCCGCGCCTCCATCCAGCTCATCCAGGGATTGAGGCGAGCTCTCGACTTGCCTATTATATCGTTGCATGTAGGCAAGTCTTTTTTTTTACTTTTTTTGTTGACAAGTTTTATTTATTAGCTAGAATGCACGCAACAACAACCGCTAGCTTTTTTGGCGTGTATGGTATGCGTCAAAACAAGATAGCACGCCACAGCGAACGGAGATAGACTATGGCAACAACAAAGAAAGTTATGACCAACGAGATGGTGAAAGAGATTGCGCGCTTTCTCACGGAGACAAAAACAGGTGTAGTAGGTGCGAGATTTGGCGCGCGCATCGCCGAAGCCCCCGTGACGTGTAGCGGGATGGAGGATGCCGATAACGAACTCGATTGGGAATACTTACCCGATGAGATAGTGTCGGCCATGTCGGTAGTTGAAGGTAGATCGGATGATACACGCGAGGCACTGTGCCTAATATACCACACAGAGATGGATACCGAGATTGGATACACCGACGGGAAAATGGCGGCGTGGCGGAAGTTGGGTCAATACCACCTCGAAGATGGTGAGGGGTACTTCGTTCCTACGCGCTTGTGCAAAGCGATTGCGAAGTGGGGTAAGTACGGCGTCAAGATGGCGGCTACCGATGAAGGGATAGTGTTCATCATTGGCGACATAGTGCGCGTGGATGCGACGGCTTGCTCGCGTTGGGATTGCGGCGACGCAGACAGAACTGGCGGATGGCATAACCCTAAAGCCTTGTGGGAAGAATTGCGCTATAAGAGAGCCTCGACGATGTTCATGGATGCTAGCCGCCTGCCGATCGCGATGCCGTCTCGCAAAGATAGCTACCCGAAGAACGGATTGTTACGCATTTCGGACAATGGTCTTTGGGTTAAGATACCGCAGAAACGTATGCTAAACTACATGCCGTCGAGATTGGAGGATGTGCGTTCTCTGGAGCAGACTGATCCTATTACATACATCAATGCGGATGGTAGCAAAGACGCGGCGGAAGGTGTCGCAACATTGCGGATAGAAGATGCTGTCGCTTGCGGTGGAATGGCCCTAAACGCGAACCTTTACAACAAGATCGCGATCTTTTCTGGATATGGATTGGGTGCCCCAGTTTTCCTTAATCCGGACCCCGATGCGGGATATTGCACGTTGGGAAACTATTTCGCCGACGATGAGGATAGCAATCCAGACTACGACAATCGCGGAAACCTCGGATGCGGCGTACTGATGTGGGTGATACAAGATGCGCAGGTAATAAAGAACAACGTTGTAGAGGCGGAAAAAAATGCCGCCGCGTATCGCGACAAGATAAAGATGGAGGAAGAGGAAAAGGTGTCCGCCGCGAACGACGGATGCGAGATTTCGCTTACGACGAGAAAAGAGGCGGATACCGCATTGGTGGATGCGAAAGAAGAGTGCCGCCGCTCCAAGTGCGATAGATTGAAGATAAAGTATAGAGGCGATTTCGAGCCGATCAAAGATCTACCGTCGGTGGATAGTGCGTTGTACGCCGCCATGTACAAAGATGTAGTGGCGAGAGACAAGATTGATAAGCGCAAAAATGTAAACCCGAACGACGAAAGCGACGTTCAACTACTCATGTTTGAGGATAAGGTTGCCTACATTACACATGGGATGTACTTCGCAGCAGAGAGACGAGACGCGCCTTTGGATATGGCAGAAGGTGAGCAAGTCGAGATACCGCGCGGGTTGTTGCGCGGAATGGCGAAGTGTGGAGGTGAAATAGGGATATGTAACCTCGCCAATCGGACAGAAGATATGTATCACACGCGCGGTTGGATGGTCTGGCAACTTGGTAGTTATATGCAAGTGGGTGTCGCCTTTGGGATAGGTCAGAAACAAATAATGACCCACTCGCTAAAGGATTTATACAAGAAATGGCACCCCACACCTAGTCCAGACGCGAGATATGCGGATGCGCTACTTGGGATAGTTTACACGTATAGAGGTCGTCTGCGTAGGAAAGATATACTACTCGTTATGCCGTCGGGCAATGTGTTTGCTACGGATTGGTATTACAATTCAGACAAAACGATATACATTGGCAAGATAGAGGATCTGGGTGGGCTGTCTAAACCCTACGCGGTTCAAGCGGGATACATCAATACCATGTTCGCCCTATGCTCAACCCAGTGGGATGAATGTTTGCGCTTGCGTGTACACGCGGTGGGCGACGGTCGCGTAGACAGTCTCACAATCGAGGCGTGGGATAAGGCCGCAGACAAGATGGTGGATGTTCCGTTCACATGCGGATGCACCACCATGCGTACCCCCTCGATGGGATATCAGCAGAGCGCTCTCGCGGACGGCATTGTCGCAGCCATGCGCACGGCTGGGATAGAAGATGAGCGGCTATGGGCGCAAGATGTTGCCATCGCCAAAACGTGGGTAGAGTAACACCATCCTACGCCCTCCATCCTAAGATGGTGGGCGCGTGGGCGCGTGGGCGCGTGGGCGCGTGGGCGCGTGGGCGCGTGGGCGCGCAAAAAAAAGCACGTCGCCTTTTAATTTATTATTGACAATTTAGAATTAAATCGATATAACCAACGACGTCACGGCACGAATCGCCATGACAAACCAGCCGACATGATACGGGATGCGATGGTCGCCTCCCGACGAGATGTTGGCAAACATCGGAGAACAAGATGGAAGCGAAAACGAAACGAACCTGGATGGACCTCATAGCAAGGAGAGCGATGACCCGTGTGAGATATGCGGTCGAGATTATGAGGTGTTGGATGTACCCCGACCAACAACCCACCGAGGAGGATAGAGATGTGGCTGCGTGGGGGCAAGAGCACGGGATAACGCCCGCCTTCATAAAGAGCGTTTTCTTCTGCGAGGGTGGATGGCTCGAAGGCGAGATGCCGCACGTCGGCTTGGATTACCTCGAAGCGAACGGGGACGACATAAAACCGTGGATGGAATACCTCTATGACGAATGTTCGAACGGTAACATTTATTGGGCATCCGCCTTGGACGAGGTGCTAACGAAGGCGGATTGGGATGCAGAGACGCTGGAGCTGTTCGCCCACATGACGGAGACAAGATATTTACGCGAGGCGGAGAAACTCTACAAGACTAGGATGTTCGACGTGTTGGCGGAGTACGGCGAAGCGGATCCAGAGATGGAAATGCACAAGCAAGTGTGCGATTGGCTGGCCCGTCAATTAGATGAGAGCGACTTTACCGAACTCGTCGCCATGTATGAGTTGGATGCGGGATGGAAGGCTAGCGAAGACGAGCGCTTTGAGGATGAAGATGCCTACAACAACGCCATGTTCGAACGCGCGACTGCGTGGGTGACGGATTGCTTGTGTGGTGGTAGGGGGAACGAGGTGTTCGGGACGTGGGATGAATGTGCCACAGTGCTGATAAAATACTGCTCGGACGACCAAGTGCGATACGTGTGGGACGTGCTTGAGATGGAACAATACGAGTGGATATAAGAAGGAGGGATGAGAGATGGTAGAAATCAGAATGAAATCGAGTTTGTGCGACGGTGTGTGGTCTAAGATATTGTCCAAAAAGGCGGTCGGCGTGTTGCAAGATGTGCCGCTTTACGTGCTGAGGCAGATTGATAGCCTCATCGAGGATAGTGGGGAGCGTTTCGAGTCGGTAGGAACCCTCGACAAATGGATAACGGCTGGTGGGCTTGAGGCGATAGGCGTCGTGCATGGATGGTATGACGAGCATGTTGGGATGTGGGCGTATGAGACGGTAGATGGTCAGATTGTCGATCAGGATGAAGATGGCTACAACGCCGCACTCGCCAAAATGCTGCGCCTCGGGATGATGCGGTTCCCCCGCCCCGCCGTCTTGCGGATGAGGAGCGAAGTGCTCACACTGATAACGTACAAAGGTGCGGATGAAGATGCCGTGCAGTTGGTCTTGCGACGAGATGGATGGGCGCTACGCCTCGGAGATAGCCGTGCCGCAATAGAGATGTGGGAAAACGAGATATCGAGAGCTGTAGCCCGAGTGCCAGCCGTGTGGGATGGCGTCGAAGAATACGTCTTTCCCGCCAAAAAGATACTGGATGCGCGTCGCACAACGAAGTGTGGGATCGTCGAGGACTGGTGGATAGTTGGGGACTGCTACGGTGTCGCCATTCGCACACCGGGTACGGATAGTTTGAGCAATATCGCTGCGCGTAAAGTGAGATAACGACCTACTACTAAGGAGAAAAGATATGATTAAGGTTAGCGGAACAGACAACGGTAAAGGTGTGTGGATGAACGCCGTAGGCATTACGACGAGGGGGCGGCAGGAAGTCGCTAGGATACCGCGTGCCACTCTCAAGCGTATTGTGAAGGTGCGTGACGGTGAGATGGGGTGCGTCTCGGTGGACGTGTTGCGGGATATCGGAGAGAACGCAGGGTTTTACCGCCGCATCGCGGGGTCGGGGATGTGGGTCGAGCCGAGGGAAGCGCGAATAGAAGTATCGCACGAGGGAGATAGCCCCACACTCTATGGTGCCCGCCTGAGTGAGATGTACTACAAGAGCGGTGTGCGTGTGAATATGCGCGCGTTGCGCCAAGTGTTGGATGTTGCCGCGTGCCCACACCTAATGGCGAAGAATGGATATTGGATGCTGGTGGACACGTCCACGGGGTGCGTTATTGTGAAAGAACGAGATGATGCGCTAGTGATCGCCCACCACGAACTGGGGATGAAAGATGTGCGCTTCAACGTGGAGACCGTGGAGCGAGTGTGGGGAGATGTGGTCGCGCCGCCGTTCGACGCGCCCGAGTGGGATATCAACGGCAACGGGCGTGTGTGCCTGTGGATGGATGAGGACGGTGTCGTCCGCCTCGGCGACATAAGTGGAGGTGGGGAGAGCGCCTACAACTTAGGCCTGGAGGTGTGAGATGAGAGTCGAGAAGATAGAAGTGCCCGCCTCCGTGCGTGAGATAATGGAGAAGCCCCTAAGATACTTGTTCGCCAGAGCGGATAGAGGCGGTGCGGGTTGGATTGGTAGGTTGGACGCCCCCAAAGGAGAGACCTTTGGTGGGATAATGTTCTACTCGGCGGGGGGTGTGCTGCACATATTCGCGTTAAAGGAGACTACGAAGCTGTGGCCGATATGCAGATGGACATGCGAGTGTCCAGATGGGTGGGAAGAAATGCGCGCGTACATGCCGCCCGCCACGGCGTATTGCGCCAGGGATATGGCGTACCGCATTCCCCGACACGGCGTGGATAGATGGTGGGTCGAGCAGTGTCGGCACATCGCCCTCCGCGTTCGAGAAGGGATGATGGTGGTGCGTTTATCTGCCTACCGCAAAGAGGTGGAGGCCGACAAACGAGATATGCTGTTGCGGTGGCGGATGGGATATGACAAGCCCGCACCCAAACACCAGGCATGGCGGTTGGATTGGATGGTGGGTGCTGGTATGACGCCCTGGGATATGGTGCGTCGTGAGACTACCTACCCGATGGAGAAGGACAACCCGCCCGGTAGGAGGATGAGGCGCCTCGCGCGCCGCTTGACCTAGGGGATGAGGCGCCTCGCGCGCCGCCTGACATAGGGGATGGGGAGCCCGCGCTCCCCTCACGATTTAATTTTTTAGTGACTTTCTTGGCCCTGCTTTTGAGGCAAAGTCACTAAAAAATTAAAGTTTTAGCACACTTTTACAAAGATGTTGTAAAACACAAAACTAAGTTTTTTGTTTTTCTAGCAAGATACATGCCAATTTTTTGCCTATTTTTGGGTAAAAACTTAAAGATAAATAGTGGCAAGGCGATATTACTATGGGTGCGGATGTATAGGTAAATGGTGTTTTTTGCAAGATCTTTGTAGAAAAGTCACTATTAAATTAAATTTTTTAGGGTAAAAATAAGATAAAGAAGACAACCAATATTTTAATTTTTTATAAAAAATATAATTTAATAGTGACTTTTGGCAAGATCTTTGTAGAAAGTCTTAATTAAATTATACGATATTAAAAGGATTATTGCCCCCATTTATCTTATTTTTTGAGCCATCTTTGTAAAAATTTGAGACGCGGAAAGCCGCGCCACGTCTCGCCCAGAGGGGTGTCGGGTGGTCGGATGTACATGTTTTTTTTACAAAGATGAAGGCAAATTCTTACAAAGTTTTTGGAAAAATCAACTTCAAACTTTTTTTATAAGATGTTTTTCTATTTTTATTTTTTTACATCTAGATGTTTTATTTTCTATACCAGGGGAGGAAAAGATTTTTTTTCTTATTTTTGACAAAGAAGGGGGGATGGAAAAAATGTTTGTAAAAATGGGGTACCCCGGCTGGGATAGGGCGACACCTCGCGCCCGCCTCGGTTGCCGCCTTCCGACACATTTACCCTCCCCGACAAGATGGAAAAAAATTAAAAGGATAGGTTATCTTTCTTTTTTACAAATTCCAAAACTTTTGTAAAAAATGTCAAGTTTGTCTAGGATGCGGATAATGGCTTGTAGAGCCACTTTGCGGTGTGTGGGCTAAGATAAGCCGTCCTCGAAATTAAAAGCCCGCCTGAGTGTGGGCGAGTTTCGAATTTCTCATGTCAGGATTACTTTTGGTCTGGTAGGTGGAGAGATAAAAAGGCGGGCACCAGGGTAGTTGGATGGAGCCCCCCGATTTTTTTTTTCTGGAGATGGGGTGGGGCATCCACCCATCCCGACGCCACCAGCACGGCGATGCGACCGAGGCGGCACCATCCCCATCCCGCACTCCAACACTCCATCTCACCACACATCGACGAGGATGCCCTAGAAGGGCTCTATTTCGCGTTTTAGGCAATCCTAAGGTGTTTGCCCTACTTTTGCGAAAAAACGCGTCCTAGAGGCTCCTATGAGCTCCTAGAGGCATTGTCATCATCTTGTGGGGAGTGTGGGGCGCTTCCCCATCTCCACACCCCCACACCATCCCCGTCCCGCACTCCAACACTCCATCTCACCACACATCGACGAGGATGCCCTAGAAGGGCTCTATTTCGCGTTTTAGGCAATCCTAAGGTGTTTGCCCTACTTTTGCGAAAAAACGCGTCCTAGAGGCTCCTATGAGCTCCTAGAGGCATTGTCATCATCTTGTGGGGAGTGTGGGGCGCTTCCCCATCTCCACACCCCCACACCATCCCCGTCCCGCACTCCAACACTCCATCTCACCACACATCGACGAGGATGCCCTAGAAGGGCTCTATTTCGCGTTTTAGGCGATCCTAAGGTGTTTGCCCTACTTTTTGCGAAAAACGCGTCCTAGAGGCTCCTATGAGCTCCTAGAGGCATTCCCGCCATCTTGTGGGGAGTGCGGGGCGAGTTGGGAGAGCTGGGAGAGCTGGGACGAAAACTTATGCGCGCATCTGGGAGCCTGGAATCCTGAAAGTCGGTCTATCTATCTCACCCGAGCCGGCAATCCGAATCCGGGATGGGGACGCCCTGGGAGCTCGATTCTCCGGTCCATCCAGCTAGCCCCCCCAAGCCCCAGCCCCAGCCCCATCCCTATCCC